ATGCATAACTCAGCAGCAATAGCCGGCGCGGTGATCCTCGCCATCGTCGTTTTCTTGGCCCTCTACGGGTTCATCCGGGATTGGCGGAGGGGGAAGCTTAATCCTCGGGTGGATGAGGACGAGTGATCGCCCGCCTTACCTCTCATAACAGGAAGGGATATTGATATGGAACAGTGGCAACCGATCGAGACGGCGCCGCACAACATAGAATGTCTCGTAGCAGGTGGAACCTATACCTACGATGCCGAATACTTCCCAGAAGAGCGGCCCTTCGATGGTGTCTGGATCGCCCGCTACTCGTCCGATGGCGAGTGGGAAGGGCCATACGGAGAGGAATACGATGGCACCTACTGGCTAAAGCCCAAGTGGTGGATGCCCCTTCCTCCTCCACCCCTCTCCGCATAACCGCTCCCCTAGGTATAAGGATGTAGAGTGATGAGTGAGCGCGAACAGAAGCTTGCCGATGCGCTGGAGGCGATCCTGACCGCATCGTCAGTAGGTAAGGCTGGCCAGACAGTCAGCTTCCGCAGCAAGTACGCCAACTATCCGGCCGCGCTCTACCACAAGGGACGCGCCGCCGTACTCTCCGCCCGTGGAGGAAGTGATGAGTGAGATAACGAACTGCCCGTTCTGTGGTGGCTCTGCGGCGTTCTTGACCACGTTCATAGACGACGACACCCAGGGATGGGTAGCCTGCGAAGAATGCGGCGCCGGGCCTTACGGCAACATGGTCAACGAAGATGCAGTCATGGCTTGGAACCGCCGGACGGTACCTGCATGCGTCACCGAACTTGGAGGAGTGCCGGTGGAGGAACTTCGGACAACTATCGCGGCGCTGGACGTTTTCTTGGCCGCTTACGAAGACAGGCCCGACCACTGGCCTGTGCTCCTGATCGAAGATGATGATGCGCTAATGTGGGGTGATCTGCGCCGCATTCTCGCTTTTTTCCCTCCCGCCCGTGGAGGAAGTGATGAGTGAGATGACGCAACGTGTCGCCGATGCCATTCAGCAGGCGGACGAGGATTGCAGCTTCAACATGAAGCTGATCCGGCTTGTCGATGGCGTTTCAACCTACAGCCTTCGCTACAGCGACGGCATGTACCTAGAGTTTGAGGATCAGGACGAGCTTTACGAGCACATCCGCCAGCGCAAGGCCCAATATCGCGCCCGAGCAGCCATCGCGGCAGTGCGGGAGGTCAGTGAGCCTATGAAGCACATCGGTGGACGTATCGTGGCAAACCTGTCGAGCGGGCGCGCGATCGAGCCTTACGAAGACGATGCGGTAAACGCCTACCAAGCCATGATCGACACAGCCCTAGGAGGCACCGATGCAGCGTGAAGCGATAACCGTTGGCCGCCGTGTTAGAAAACGCGGGATGGCGCATCTTGGCACTGTCGATAAGGTCTCTGACTCCGGATGGGCGCGGGTCGCATGGGACGATGGCGTTAAGCCAAAGGAGCGTCCTCGCCTGTGTACATTCCGCGAGCTGGAATGTGTCGAGGATGCGCCACGATGACGAGACAAGCCCCGCCCTTTCTGCCAGTGTTTACGGCTGCCGTGCTCATGACGAACGCCGTCCTGCTGACACTCTATCACCACTCAATCGAGGCGGCCGTAGCAGCCACCGCGGCTGTGCTGATCATGGCCGTTCGGTCTCTGGTGGTCTGGGCCGTCTCGACGAGCCGATAGAACCCACCCCGCGCAGACGACAGTCGCCACTTCCCACCAGACACAGCAGCAACCGCCGGCCGCAGCTTATACGCCACGACAGGCGCTGTAGAGTCTGACAGCTGCAATCCCGCCGTAGCGACACGGGAAGCGGCGTGCAGGCTGATCTCCCCGCGCTTCCGGATGATCGCCGCAAGTAGCGCTATCGGCCGCTTTGATGCCACCTCGCACCGCCGATCTCCGAAGAACACCTGTGGTTCAGCGCCAGGTAGCCCCACAACGCGCCAAGGCCCCCATTCAACGGCTTCCGCTGCCTCATGCCCACAGCAAGGGCATACCCCGCTCACAGGACCGCCGGGTCGCCTTCTTCGTGGGTGAAGCGGAGTAGGGCCTTCAGCTTCTCGATGCCGTGGGGCCCGCCATCTGTATCGGGATCGAGGACTACGAACACGCCCCGGCCGATGAAGATGATGTGCCCGGATGCGAGCGATATGCCCGTATAGCCGGGGAACCCCTCCACCGGGTTGATGCTGGTGACCATGCGCAGGATGGTGCGGAAGGTCTCCGCGATTTCGTCGGTGGTCATGCGACAAGCTCCCGAGCGCCGGCACTGGCTGGGGTGGGGCGGACATTGCCGCCGAGGGTGCGACGCGTAAGGGGCACAGGGACTTTGCCGTAGTGCGGCGCCGAGGTGTCCTTGACGCGGAGGTCTGACCCGCCGGAGCCTGCGGTGTAGGTGCCGCCGGATCTGGTCACGCCCACCCAGCTTGCGAAATACGAACTGTTGACCGTAGCGGTATTGACGTTGTTGCCCACAGTCGCATTGAGGCCAGCATACATGCGCGAAAAGTTGTTGAGGTAGTTGCCGTTTGCAGTGGCATTGGCGGCGTCCTGGTAGATCGTGACGTTGTTTCGGCACCCCGTGCCATAGATGTGCGGGATGTTCCCAATGTGTAGCGCCGCATTTGCTGCGCTCGCGAGGCCGACCTGATAAGCCTCCTGGCCGCCCTTGATATTGGTCTGGCCTTCCACGTTATTGCGCTCGTACCAGACGCCGTGGGTGCGGACGGTGGTGTCGGTGTTGTTGTCGTAGGGGCCATTACGGCGACCGGCGTTAGATACGCCAGCCAGAGTGCAGGAACAGTAGATCATGTTATCGATGCCGAAGATCGGCGAGGGGTCGCGCGACAGCCCGAGGCCGGGGCCAGGAGCCCCGCCGCCCGTGCACCATTCGGTTTCATTCTGGAAAAGGACCTGCCCATTCAGCATGGTCACACCAGTCGGCGGCGAGATGTAGATGATGTCGTTGTTGCCCCCGCTTTTGCCGAAGCGGTTGAATGCGAAAATGGCGTTGTCGTAAGACAGGATTGGGGCCGTGCCACCCTGCGAGATGCGCATACCCTCGAAGTCGCAGCCGACCATCACCAGCCCGTCGATGCCGAGGCCGGCGCCTACCGCCGCCAGCGATTGTAGGCCATATGCCATGACGATGCGCACGTTACCGCCGCCCTGTAGGGACGTCGGCCCATAGTTGGCGAGCGATCCGTTCGTGAAGTAGTAGTCCGTAGGGGTGCCGGCGAGCGGGACAGAGTTGAATCCTGCGAAGTTGAAGACGCAATTATCGAAACAGATTGCTCCTCCTGAGGACAGTATGTTCATGAAATAGCCGCCAGAGCGAGTGATCGTCAGATTGCGGAACAGCACGCGGTACGTCTGCAACGAGGTGTTGTTTGCCGGCAGCGTCATGCCGACCGTTCCGCTAGCTGCGGGGTCCTTCTCGATCGTGAAGAAGGCCGTGTTGTTTGACGTGTTCGACGGCTGGTTGCCCCAGGCCACGGTATCCTTGAGGCGCACGACCTGTCCGCCGCGCGAGGTGCCAATGGCCTGCGCTGCGCGGCCGACCGTAAGGTACGGGTTACCCGTGGTGCCGTCGCCCGTGGTGTCGTTGCCCGTCGAAGCCACGTACATGACCGTCTGCGCGGCGGTGAACTTGGTGAAGTCGATGCGCCAGCAGGAACGTGGGAGGCCAGCGCCGGTCGTAGATAGGATAGAGGCGCTGTCACCGATGGCCGGGAGCGCTCGCCAATCAATCCAGCCGCCGCCTGCCGCCGCGCTGGTCAGGTCTACCACGGTGGAGAAGCCCGAAGCGCAGTTCCGCTGCGCGCCATTGCTATGCGTTTGGCCTGGAGCGGTGCTCGGAAGAACGTCTTCCCACGTCGCGTTGGTCCATGGGCCGACACTGCTCGCGCTGTCGGTCACTCGGTACTGAAGGCAGGGCGCGGTCTGACCAGGCACAAGATCCATCTGATGCGTGAATGCCGCCCACTCAACCGGCAGCAGATACGAGCCAGAGCCGTTGTCGTAAACTGCTTGAAACGGGGGCGTCAGCGAAGACGCAATCGGCTTCGGGGGTGCTACCGACGACAAGTTCGTCTTACCACCATCTGCGCTGGTAGTGGAGAACAGCCAGTCGGACGTTGCCGTAGCGCCCGTCAGCGTACCGCCAAACGTCGTGCTCTCTAGCGTTCCCATGTCGGAAACATTGCCGAACTTCAGGGGCGTGTTCATCCGGCGCATGGTCAGAACGATGGTGCGATTGACCGTCGTCAGGTTGCCGGACGTGTCATAGCCAGGGTCAACCGTCGGGAACGTCTCGCGGAGCAACGGGTCGTCCGGATAATAGACTAGCTTGGGGTCGGACGGAATGACCGAAGCGCCGTCCGCCTGCACCGAGGTGATAACGCCAGGCGTGGGCGTCGGCGTACCACCGATTGCCTGCGAGGCAGTAGCGCCAAGGTCGTCCTGCACGAACAGCGAATAGACATAGCTGCCATCGGACTGGCGAACCGAGCCGACGCGCCAGTTGATCAGAGACCTACCGACGCCAAGCGCGGCAATGGCCTGAGTCCGCAGCGCATCGTTCGTCGCCGCGGTGATGTCGATGCGGCTATCACGGAAGCCGGCGCCGACACCGGGATCGTATTCGCGCAGGACGACAGTGGAGGTGGGGTAGGGAAGGCCGCTGTTGAGCAGGACGCCATTCGAGACCGAGAAGCCGGGGGAGCCGTCGACCAGCACCTCGACGCGGCCGGTGGTGAGGCCATTGATGGCGGAAACGAAAGGCCGCCCCTGGACGCCCTGAGTGATCGAAAGGGTAAGAGCGTTCAGCGCCACGGCGGTTCCTCGGCAGTTTGCGCCGTGGTGCCGCTATCGAGCCGCGAAAGTTACCGCCGTCAGGTCACTCGCAGACTAGCTGCTTGACGCCGAGGTCGCGATAGAAGCGGCACAGACGCGCGACCTTTTCGTGTTCGGTGCGGCCCCATGCCTCGTGGGCGATGTCGAATGCGTCGAGCGCGGCAGCCGAGGTCGCTGCCTCCGCTGTGATGATGGGCTCTGCCGCCGGCTGGATATCAGCGGACGGGGGGACAATCAGTCCCGTGTTGGCGCACCCATGTAGAGCAAAAGCGAGCACGCTGACGGTCAGTAAGCGGCGCATCGGGGAGCTTGTCGACTGCATTCTTCACCTCCTGGGTGTCGTTGGCGATCACCGCCGTGGTTTTGGCCCGGTCAGCATCGGCGCGTGCTGCGGCGGGGGCGGCCTTCTGTTGGATTCCTGTGGTGTAATTTGCGACCACCTTGCGATCGTGGAAGTAGAGCCAGATGCCGAACGCGATGAGGACTACGATCACCGCAGCGCCGATCTGGCCGGTACGCGTGCGGAGGATGGCGAGGGCTCCGGCGATCATTGTGCAGACTCCGGCGTTTCAGCGCGCGCCTTGGCGACTTGGCGGTCCTTCAGCGCGATGGCTCCGGCCGTCGCGCCGACGCACGCAGCAAGCCCAGCCGGGTAAGCGAGACAGAAGCCCTCCAAGCTCGCCTGCACCTTGCTGGCCCATACGAACGCCGGGACGCTGACGATGTACGTGATCGTACCGAACGCGCCGAGGACGCGCTGAACCTCGTACTGGCCGCCGATGCCTTTGAGGGCGTTGAGGATGCTCACGACTGCTTCCCATACAGCACGGCCTCAGCACGGCGGCGCTTCACCAGGCCAGCAAGCTCCACCCCGTTGTCGAACTTCCAGCGCGCAAACTGCGCAGCGGCGCCGGCATAATCGCCAGCATTGTGCAGCTTCCGCAGGGTGCTGGGTCCGACCTGACCCTCGCCAAGGTTGAAGGTGAACGAAACCAGCGCATCGAATTGCGCTTGCGTGGTAACGGGGAACAGCCGGGATACGATGTCCTCGGCCTCCTTCACGTCCTCGACGAGCAGGCGGTCGGCTTGCGCTTCGGTGACCACCTTGCCCTTCGCTACATCGCTGCCGGTGTGGCCGTAGCCGATCGTCCAGACGCCGCCCGTATCCTGATAGGCCTGCAGCCTCAGCCCCTCAGCATCCTTGATCAGCTGCAGGCCGGCGGGGCTGGTGATCTTGCGGCCGGTGCCGTTGAGACCGAGCGCCTTGCCGATCGCGGCGAGCGTTGCGGGCCCGAGGATACCGTCAGCAGTGACGCCGACATGCCGCTGAATATCGCGAAGCTCGGTCATTGGTCCGGTTCCCTTTCGATCTTCACCGCGTTGTGCGCCACCTCGGACACGCGGACGTTGGTCTCGGAAAGCGCCGCCTGCACTGACTGGCGCAGCCCGCCGCCGACCTGGAGTAGCAAGCCTTCCAGCACCATGATGCGGTCGGAGTGGCGATCGAGGATGCGGTTGAATTCCATCCGATCGCGCTCGCGCTGCCGGTCATGCTCGCGCTGATCTTCGTCACGCGCATCCTTCACTGCGGACAGCTCGGCCTTCAGCTCGTCAATCCGCTTGTCGCCGAACTTGGTCCACACCCAGCGACCGGCCGCCATCATGATGCCGGTGGCGGACACGAATCCGCCAGCATAAGCTGCCGCGAGTTCTCCGCCGTGCTGCCCCATCAGATCTACGCCCGACATGCGTGATACCCCCCGCTGCGATCCCGCGAGCGGGTGGTCATCATGCGCAGGAGTGAGGCCGGCCACGCGTCAATGAAGCTGAACGCAAAAGCCTGTGCCATCGCCAGCCAATAGATTGTCCAATAGGTAGCGTTCGGGTAGGCGCCGGCTGCTTGGGCAAGCGCGCAGAAGAACATCGGCGACCACAGAGCGAAGGCGACCGTTTCCGCAGCCCCGAGACGCAGGCGAAGCGACGCCGAGAACATCACTGCATACAGCCCAGCCAGCAACAGCCCTTCGCTCGCGCACGTCATGCCCGCTCGCCAGGCAAGCAGGTTAACCAGAACGATCAGGATCGCCATCGCCGGCACCACAGATCGCGTAAGCGCAATGGCAGGCACCCCGAACACCGCTAGGGCGAACCAGTAGAGATATTCGGGGTGCTGCAGCATTACTCGGCCTCGCGCGGCTTCTTGGGCGGCGTGGGCGTCGGGGTAGGGGTGGGCTGGGGTGGCGGGTGCGCCTGACCATCGTCGTACATGTCGTTCTCCTTCGTGGTGAACTAGGCTACTCGGTACATTAAGATGAATGAATAGCCGTGGTTGGATGCTGTCGGCGGAGTTACCTGAAACTGCGCCTTGTTATTGGCTGTGTTTCCAACGATCAGGCCGGCGCCACCTAAAGCATTTGATGCGGTGCCGCAGCAATACTGCGGTAGCGCCAGGGTAGACGATACAGGAAGCGTAATATCCATAGTCGTTGCGACGCTGGTGGTCGTAGGATCGAGATCAAATCGACCTGAGACAGTAATCATATTCCCGACGCGAGAGTACTGGCACTCATAGGCGGTAGCGGCTGCAACGTTTGTGATGCCAGTTAGCGTCGGCGTGTAAGCGCCGCCCATGATTGGCCCGGACATCTGATCGCTGGCGTATAGGATAACACCGTCAGTGCGCTGCCATTCCAGCTTGTGATGAACGCCATCCAGAACGTAAACATCAGCCGTGGCGCCGGTAGATCTATTGTCGGAGATCACCCATCCGGCGGTGCTGCCATCCAAGCTGAATTGGGTGTCGCAGTTCTCGAACACGACACCAGTGACGATGCCATGCGCCGAGTTTGAACCAGTTGCGACAATGCCCGCCGTGGTGATTCCTACATCACCTTCATTGCCGGCGAACGTCCCGCCGATGATGTTCGGCCGCTGGACGTTGTTTAGCTTTAGGCCGATCCAATTAGTTGCAGAAGAATGCGCCCACCGCTGTAAGTTACAGTCGTCTTGATAGTAGTCAAATACATTATCAAAATCTATGCAAGCCGTATGCGCGGCAATATGCGTCGAACGAAGCCAAACAGACTGTGAGCGGTAGGTGTTATCTGCGCCACCAACTGGCGTAGTTGAAGGTACATAGATACCGCGGGTTAATCCGACAAACTCGCAATTAGATATGTCAACGCCTTCCATGTAAGCAGAAGCGCGAATAACGTCGGCCCCATAGTACCAATGAACATCCGTTATAACTGGAGCAATCAATGCAAGATCGCCGCCAGTTACTTCAAGAAAACCAGTGTTACCCGTATCGCCGGGAATTGGCGCACTGGAACCTGACACATCGAAAATCTTGGAGTTCCACACATTCTCTAGTTTAAAGCCGCGTCCCCAAGTTTGAGCATAAGGGGATGACGTGTTATTTAAATTGGAGACGAACCGAATATTGTGGGCCCGGAACTGCGTTAGCGGATAGCTGGACACTTCCGGGAATGCAACGTCGAAGCCTAGCGGACAAGGCGCGGTGTGCGCCGCCTCTAAACTGAACCCAGAAACCTCTACGAACTGCGTTGCGTTAGCTGGCGCGAATTGCATAGCTGTGCCGCCATGTGCGATCACCAGCGTAGTGAGGGATGGGCCGCGACCACGAATACAGATTGAGCCTGCGGGAATTGTGGGTGCTGAGAGGAAATTGAAGCGGCCCGGAGTAAGGTCTACATCATAGCCACGTGCAATAGCATCTGCGTAACATGCACTAAACGCAGCCGCGCAATCCGCCGCGCCGGTCGGGTCTGCATTATACGGCGCGTCTGTCACCGATAGCGTTTGACGCAGTTTCTTGCCAACGCCGGCAGCATAAGCGACCGATTGCGAGAATCCACTAAGGCCGGCGCCAGTCGTAGCTGCGAGTGCCACGGTAGTAGCAAGAGGGGCAGCCAAAACTGATCCACCCGGCGTCCGCTGATACCGATCATACTCGACGGGAGTGGTACCGGAAATCGGAACTCGGAAGAATTGGCCTGCGGTGGTGGCTGCCTCGCCAGCGGATACAGTCGCATATGCGGGCCCAGAGAACTCCTCTGCAAAAGCCGCGCTTTCCGCAGCAACCGCATTCAGCTTTGAAACAGCCTGCTCATCCGTGTCATTTGGCAGGACACCAAAAAGGCCAGTGCGCCGCAGCACGTCGGGATAGCTCTCGCCGCGCGCGTTGATGACTTCGATGCGCTCGACGGTCATGCTGTCACCTCGGGATAAATGATGAGCTGCCCGCGCGCCAGCACGTCGATGATGCTGTCAGGGTAGGTCAGCTTGAGATCATGAGCGGCGCGGACGACCTCGGTGGGGAGACCGAATGCATCGAAGTCAGGGCCATGCCAGCGCACGGTGATGCGGCCGGTTGTGGGCTCGACGATCGCGACTGTAGCTGTGGCCAGCACGGCACCGCTGCCTGCGATAGCCCGAGCACTCCACGCAATGCTGCAACCCGTCAGGTTGATCGCCACGCGGTCGATGTCGGTCAGCACCATCTCGCGGAACCAGTCACCTTGCCGCGGCACTTCGATGTTGAAGTCACGCGACATAGGCTGTGTCCTCCACGAACTGGATCTCGACATCGCCGTAAAGGCCGGAGTTGATCGCGGCGGACAGGGACTGGCCGGGTACCGCGCGGCAGACGACGCAGGGGTAGTCGAAGTTCGCGGCGGTGCCGGCGGAGATCGCCTCTCGCGCGGGTGGCGTGGTCTTTACAACAGCCGTCAGACCGGAGCGCGAAACCACCTCCTGGACGGTGTAGGCATGAACGCCGACCGAATAATCCATACCGGGCTGCACCTGGCCACCCTGACTTACCGTGATTTGCATCGTGGTGGATCGGAGGGCGACTGCGGCGGAGATGGTCGCGATCACATGTGGTGATGCGAACCGAACCTCAGTCGGGAAATAGTCATCGTTCGCATACAGGTCGGAAGGCGTTGCAAATCCATTCCCGGCAATCGGCCTCGGCGCTGTGGCAACGGACAGCAGGGGGACCAGCATACGGGTCGCGCCGCCAGCCAGTTTCGCGATCTGGGCCTTCCAAAGCCGCTGCTCGTATGGCGTATCGAGCGCGATGCCGGACATGGTGATCATCCACCGCCCGCCGCCGTCCTGCTCGATCACGTCCTGCTCACCGGCCAGCGACGTGCCGCCCGAGACCACATCAGGCACCACCGCCGCCGTGACGGTCTCAGGGCAGAAGGTATGGGCCGGGAAGATCGGAAGCATGGCGCGACGCTATGGCCGCACCTGCGCCAGAGTTACCGCCGTCAGGGTGCTTCGATGGGCTTGATGTTGTGGTGCAGGACGCCGTTGGCCACGTAGGTGTGGGCATCCGTCACCGTGATCTTGGCGACCATCGCGCGGTCGGCTGGGGTACCGATCGCATCCATGCGCAGCCAGGCACCGTTGATCAGCATCAGGTGGCCCGCTGTTGCGCGGGTGCGGCGCTCTCCAATGTCAGCGGCGAACACGTCGTCTTCCACGAACTCAATCGCCTCGATAGGGTAGGAGCCCCAAGCGAACGTCGTCTCGTGCTGCGTCCAGACCATATCGCCGACAGCGAGGTCACCGGCCGCCCTGGTGGTCCCGTCTGCGAGCAGCACGCAGGTATCCGTGGTGACGCAGTAGCCACCGCCACCATCGCCGCCGCCGCCGCCCACGCCGCCGCCGCCCGTCGTGATGTCGAACGTCACCTCAGACGAGAAGTTGAGCAGGTCAGGGCGCCGCGTCCAGGCATCATAGGCCGCGATCTTGGCGTAGAACGTGCCCGCAGCGAGGCTCTGCAGGTAGGCCGGAGACGCGCCGTTGTTGTAGAAAGCTGTGCCCTGCGTAAGGGGATCAAAGCCCGTCGCCGTGCTGACATAGACAACATACCCGGCAACGTCGGACTCGGACAGCAGCGTGAAGTCGATTTCCGCCTCAGTTGTCCCGCCCGTTGCCGAAACACCCGTCACCGTCGAAGGCGCGGCATTGGTGAGCGTCGAAGTCGTCGCCTCACCGCCAGCACCTGCCCCGTTTACGCCCGCCACCTTCACGATATAGGCCCGCTGCGTTCCGTCCAGCTCGGCTTGCGCCGCGGTATAGTACACACTGGGGATAGGCGTGTTGATCGTGCGCACCAGCGTGGTGCCGTCCGACGCATAGAAGCGCCAGCGGTAGGACGATGAGCGCGGGATAGCCGCCGTCGACAGGTCAAGGGTGTCCGACCAGTTGACGAGCGTGATCGTCGTTGCATCACCCGGAGGCGTCGCATCGGTAGCCGTGTCGACGGTTGCGAGCGTCGACCACGGCGAGATGCGACCGTCACCGGTGGTATAGGCTACTTCCACTTCCACCAACGCATTGGCGGGAACGAACGATGTCAGCAGCGTAACCGAGGTGCCCGCGTCAATGTCTGGGTAGTTGTCGGTGTTCCAGGCGGTGTCGCCGTACTTCCGCCACCGCGCGAACCACGTCACGTCATCCCGGTTGAGCCCCGCTGCCTCGATCTGGATCCGCGTGCCGCTGCCAGTGTCTGACACCGTGTCGTAGATTGCCACTGCGTCCGTGATGGTCGGCGTGGTCAGTGGCTCCCCGGCCACCCGGTCACCAGTTGCCGCGGGGTTGCCTTCCTCGGTCGCCGGATTCCACGTGTCAACGTTTACGTCCGCCGCCACCCAGCTGAAGGTCACGCCGCCGCTCGCGATATTCCGGGTTAGCGCGGTGATCTCCACCGGGCCGTCGAAATAGGTGCGGCCAGCGACCACCAGCCGCAGGCGGATATAACGCTGCCCACGGATGATACGGCCGGCGACGTTGGTGGTGATCGATCCGCGGAAGACGGCATTGCGCCGCGACATCTCGCGCTTGGCGAGGCGGCGGATCTGACCATGCGATGGAACCGGCAAGTCGAGTGTCGTGGACAGCAGCTGCCCGCGCTCAGAAATGTCGTCCTCGTCGGTCCAAGCATCGGTTTCGACAGTGGCATAGTCGTGCTGATCTGAGACATACGAACAGACGAACTCATTGATCGCCTTGTCATCGTCGACGCCGACACCGTTCCATTCGAACGACGTGATATGCTCGGGACCGATCGTGACCGTGGGCTCGTAGACCTTGCCCGCGAAGACAACGAAAGCCCCATCCGCACGCGGGGCCATCCAGCCATCGCAGGTCGCCAGGATAGACCCGCGCACCTGCTTGTGGGTGTCGGTGTGGCTATGGGCGACGCAGGACCGATAGCGCGCTTCCGTGCCGCCTGACTTGAGCGGGACAGCCTCGTCGCAAACGTTCTGGGCAGCCCGCCAATAGGACAGCGTCGGCGCGATCTTGGCGTTGTAATAGGCGAGGCGCAGCGCGGCCAAGGTAGAGGCGTAGCTGCCATCTGTCGCCGGCATGGTCGGTTGCGGGCACTCGCGCACCAGCATGTAATGGGCCAGCTGCCGGATAGGGTTCTCGGTCCACGTCCAGCCGCTTTCATCCAGCGGGTTGGAGGCGTTGAGGTTTGGGCAACGCTGCCAGCGGGCCACCATTGAAGCTTGGGGGGCGCCGTTCGGATAGAACTTGGTGAAGTTCTCCGTCTTGACGTTCTTCGCGATCATGGCGAGCATCACCACACCATCGCCGCGGTGGTTGCTCGTCCAGTCAGGCACGATCGCGCCGACTTGGTTGAACCACGATCCCGGCGCGCTGCCGTCCGTGTACATCAGCCGGATGTTGTCGTTGCCGTAGCGGCCATCTGCGCCGGTCTGCACATAGGCGCCTGAGACGGTGACCTTGTCGTCGTTTAGGTACAGCTGCACGACGCCATCCATCTTGCCATCGTGGATTGCGCCGACATCGACTGCGTGGCCGTTGGTGCCGGTCTCGTAGAGGACATAGGCCATAGCCAGCTTCGACGTACCATAGGCGGAGACACGGGGCGGGCGGGCCTGCTTGACCGAGCTGGATTGTGTATCGGGCTTGGGGTTGGACGCAAGGCCAGTAGTGATCGCACCGGCTACAATGAGACCGATACCGATCAACTGGCCTCCGGGGATAACCGAGACAATCGAACCGACCGTGGTAAGGATAGAGCCAATGGTCTTAGACATAAGGCCGCCACGCCTTCAGCACGGCGCTATCGGGCAGCGCGATGAACGCCAGCCCGCCGTCACGCCGCAGCGCCCACATATCTCCGGTGTAGACGGCACCTGCGGAGAGTCCCGCGCGAGAGATGACGCCGATATCGCCGGCCCGATAGGGCGCGCTTGCCAGCGGCAGCCCGTCGCCGATGCCGATGCCCCACAGCTGCACCAGCGTCTCACCGCTCGGCGCCGTCGCATCGCACTCGGCGGGATCGGTGATACCGCGCCAGGCAGCCGCGAAGTCGGGGTAGCCGAGCGAAACGCACCAATCAGCGGCGAAGGTGGAGCAGTTCCACGCTGACCGATCGCTCCCCGCATCATAGAGGAAGTCGGCGAGGTTCATCGGGGCCCCCAGCGGCGTGACGTGCCCTGCGAGATCCCCGCGACATGGCTAAAGATGGCATCGGTGGGATATTTCCGGCGCTGGTCGGCGTCGGTGAAGAAGTTGTTGGGCGCGCGGCTGCGTGCCGTGTCGCCGCTAGCCAGCGTGATGGTGATGCCCTGTTCCGCGGTGCCAGTCTGGTTCTGGCGGCTGATCGACATTTCGCGGGCCTGGAACAGCGCCTCCCACTCGACGGGGCCAAGCGGCTGCCAGTCCTCGCCGAAGTCGATCCGCCCAAGCCAGACGAGCGCGCCCTTCACGGATGGCGCCTCCTCGAATGCCAGGCGCAACGTTTCGTCCGACACGCCCGAGAACCCGAACGTCAGACGCTCGGCGGTGCCGTTGATCAGTTGCTGGAAGTCGGGGATGTTGATCAGCCGGCCAGCGCCGACCGCTATCATATCCTCTGGCAGCACCGCATCAGCCGAGAGCGGCAAACGGCCCTGCCCAGTCCAGAACAGGGCAGGCGGGTCGCACGCCACGTAGACGACAAAGCTCTCGCGATAGGCTGCCACATGCCGGGGTTACGGGGCAGGGGTGGCGCAGATTACCGCCGTCAGGTCAGGTGTATTTAGCTAATAGCCTGTCGAAATCGCCAGCGGATAGCGCGGCAATGGTTTTGGCCTTGTCGAGTTCAGCCTTGGCAACAGCCTCATCGTGGATGGTGTAAGTGCCGTCCAACTGGTGCGTGGCGTAGTGGACGGGCTCGCCGGCTGCGTTGTTGGCCCATACCTCCACCGGCTTATCGGCTGCGGGTGTGTACTCGGCCTCGTGCCCATCACTGCCGTTGGCTGACATATCCCAATCGGCGGCGGGGATGCGGGTTGCTTTGCTAGGTTCAGTCATGTCACATTCTCCTTTGGAGTGTACATCAGGCCCGCACGGCGTAATGTTTCTGCGCCATTCCGAGATGTGACCCTGCCGCTACGATAGTATCGGAAACCCACACAGACTGGTCACCCAGACGGCGAATGTGCCCGCTGCGATAATGCTCTCGCACTTTGTACGCACCGGAGAACTCATATTTACCGGATGGTCGCCCGATCAGCACGTCGCCGATCATCAGGACACGGAATGTATCGATTAGCGCTTTCCCGTTTCTCTGGCGCTTCGCGTTCAGAGCAGGGCTCGGCATATACTCTACCTCTCGGACATTCCTGCATCGCAACACCTGGAGAAACTCAAAAGCGATGCGAACTTCTTCGGCCGTGTCCCGCGCAAAAGCCTGATCCGCAGCAACCCTGCCTTGTTGCATTACCGCTCGCTCCCACAACTGGGTTAGCAATGGTATCTTGCGAAATTGGAAAGATGCTTGCTGTCTACGGCGCTCATTTATGTATGTCGCCGTACCTTCCGGTATTTGGTCATGGCTTATCGTAGACTCGTCATATCTCACATAGGCCGAACAAGGTTGAGGAACCCATTGCCGGCCCTTATCGATATATGAGAACACGGACACGGAGAAGCCTTCCGGGTCTTTCGGCGCATTATCTATTTCAAAGTACGACCCCTTTGGGGAGAGGTTCATCTCTTGGCATAAGATCAACCTCCGAGACGATGATGTTCCGCCAATGTGGTCGACCACATGGGGAACCTCCAAAGCCAAAAGAGGGTAGGGCAATCGCTGTGGGAATACCCCAGCAGGAAGCCCCTTCCCCTTTGTGAAGAAGTCCCCGGAAATTGGGAGAGAAAACTTTACGGCTCGCTGGATCATGCCAGACCACGCCCTGAGCGTTTCCGCATCCTCGCGCATGCCTTGCCGGCTGAAGTTTTTTACTATCTCCGGTATGGCGTCGACAACCTGCGCGGAATAATTGCGGGTAACCGCTTGGGCGTGTAATCCAGTTGTAGCCATGATCGCGTCTCCATCGCGGTTGTGGTCAGAGCCGGATCGGTGTTACCGCACCGGTCTGGCTCGTTGCCGGTCTTTCCCGGCTGTCAGGCTCACGGTCCTGGCCAAAGCTCGCCGCTCCAGCCGTTCTTGATGTGGTCTGCCAGTCCCAACCGCGCGAATCTAAGACGGGCCCGGCGCGGATCGCAGGTTGCCGAATGCCTGCCTACCGTACACCCGCCACGACTCGCGCTCAAGTCCCGTCGTTCTGGTACTGCGACACGCGGCCTGGGACGGCTTGCAGCACCTGCTTCCCCATGACCGCCGATGCCTGCGCCGCGCTCTGTTGCGAAATCCGCTGCATTTCGGCAAACAGCTCGCGGGTGATCACGGCGCCCTTCATGTTGAACTGGGGCGCGTTAACGACGGTGCTCGATGCCTGGGGGCGAGCGGCATCGGTACGGCCCAGCGGGATGACAGTCCCGCCCTGACTGCCCATGCGCAGAAGCTCCACGCCGCCGCGGCTTTCATTCACGCGCACGGTCTGGCCTGGGCCAACGTAGCCGCCGGATGCCCGGCCGAACAGCCCGCCGAATAGACCACCGAGCCCGCCAAAGGGGTTCTTTGGGTTTAGGATCTTGCCCAAGGTATCATCGCCGGCAACGATGCCACTCGAACTGCTTCCGAAGATGCCGCCCAGACCGAGCACGTCGCCGCCCCCGACGCCGGACGCGAAATCCTTCTTTCCTCCGAAGATGGCGCCGATCGCGTTGCCGAAAAACCCACCCCCGCTACTGCTGGCGCCTTCCGTTCCAACGCTGAAGCCGGTCAGGAGGGAAAATGTCTTCTGCGCAGCAATCAAGGCCAGCGCACGAAGGCCCTGCCGCTTGAACTCGTCCCATAGGTTTGCCGTGCCGCCGGTGAACAGCGTCTCATAGATATCCGCAAGATCCTGGATATTCTCTTCGGCCTTGCGCTGCTGTGCGCGCTGAAACTTCTCATCGGCGCGGGTGCGGGCTTCGTTGGACTTCTCCTCGCGGCGCTTCTGGTCCTCATCGATCTTGTTGGCGGTGTTGCCGAACACCTGATCGGTTCCCAGCGTGTCTTGCGCGCCCTTCACAGTACCAAGCCACGACTGCATGCGTGCCTCGACGGCCTTCAGGCGCAACTCGGCGGCGCGGGCAGGCGTGATGATGCCGCGCTCCATTGCCTTGCCGATCGTGGCTAAGTCGGCGGCGAACTCCCGCGACGCAGCTGCGGTTGGGTCATACTGGCGCTCGACACTGTTCAGCTGGTTCCGAAGCTGGTCAAGGTCGCGGATTTCCTTTTTGCGGTCAGCCTCGGCCTCACGAGCAGCCTTCTTGCCGGCAGACAGGCGGGTGCGCTCGGCCTTCGCAGAATCGCCGATCGCCTTGATGTCTCGGTCGCGGGCTTCCGTGATCCGGGTCAGGCTAGCCTCATACTGGCCATCCGAGACGATGCCGGCTTGGCGCAGATTATTCAGCTTGTCGAGTTCGCGGTCGTAGCGGCCCTGCGCGGCCTCGCGTGGGTCGGTTCGCTCCTTCACCCGTTGCTGGATCGCGCGCGCGTTGGCATTGCCCACGGCGAGCCGCGCCCGCTGCTCGCCCTGTTCGGCCTCAGCAAGCTGCCGGCGAAGGGTAGCAAGCGTCGCCTCTTGTGAGGCTGCGCCACGGCCGAACAGCCCAGCCCCCGGCACCGTTCCGCCACTACCGCGCTCCGTCGCCTGCGCTGCGGAAACCGCTGCAATCTGTGATTGGATCTGCGCCTTCGTCAACTCCCGCGTAGCCTGCGCACGCCCCAACAGCGCATTGGCAGCGCTCTGGTTGACAGAGATCTCGCGCGATCCGCTAGCAATCGCAGCGTCCGTCGACTTCACCATATCGTTGATGGCGCTGGTTAGCTGCTTGATCGCGTCGGCTTTAGTGCCGGCTGCGTTAGCCCCTGCGAGCAACTGCGCCACGAACGGCCCAAGGATGCCGAGGATCGACAGGAAGCCCGGCAATGCCACCGTCTTCAGCACCTGCCCAAGTCCAGCGCCGGACGCGCTTATTTCCTGCAGCGCTTGGCTTACCTGCGGGCCTTGCTGAGCGATGATCAGGAACGGGGACTGCCCGCCAGAAAGCTGCGTGCCGATGTCGGCGATCTGAAACCCAAGGTTCCGCGCTGCAAACGCAGAAGCCTGCGACGACTGCACGATCTGACGTTCAGCCGACGACGCCGACGTCTCGATCTTCGACATAGCGCGCGTGAAATTACGCTCTGCGCCGTTGACCGAGCTATCGAGGTTCGACGTATCGCCAATCAGGGCGACGACTACGCGGTCAGCTTCGACTGCCATATCAATGCACCGCCATCATCTTGAGCAAGGCTTCAGGGTCCGACACAGGCGGGCGCGATCCAGGCTCAACCGTGTCGTTATGCTTGGAGAGCCGTGCCTGATATTCCCACCACGTCAGTTCCCGCCAGTCGCATCCGAGGATGGCGCAGTTGGCGATGACTTCGGCGAAGTCGACTTCCTGGTTCGCTTTCCGGCTGCCGGCGCCTTGGCCGGCTCGGCTTTTGGGGGCGTGTAGCCCTCCACGCGCGCACCGAGCACTGCCGCAGCGATTGCCCAGCTTTCCCGAAGTGGCGCCGCGTGGCAGTAGGTTTCCACCAGCTGCCGAGCGCGCAAGGCCGATACCGTCACTTCCTGCCCGCCCACCACACCCTTGCCGCCGCCGATCAAGCCTAGCCGGATCGTCTCGTACAGATCCTCGACGAACGCCTCGCCATCTTCGGCCACCGCAACGGGCTCGCCGCCGAGATAATAGCGCCCACGCAGAACCCGGCCGTAGATCTTGAACACGCCGCACTCGCGCAGCCGCTGGAGTTCGGCCAGCTGCGGAAGCTTCAGGTCGAAGAGATACGAACCATCGGCGAAGACCAGTTCAAGGGCGGTCTGTACCGTCACGCGGCAACCGTTCGCCCAAGAATCACGATGTCATAGGTGACCGGCGTGCCCGAGCCGCTGTTACCGGCGAAGATCAGGTCCGCGGTCGTCGCAGTGACTGCCCAGCCAGTCTGACAGGTAAGGACGTGCCAGTCGCCGGGGTTCACCTTCGTGCGATCGGTTGCAGCGCCCCACGGGCCGAGGAAGCCATTGCTTGCCGCCGGGCCAAACAGGACGTTGTTGGTGTTGGCCGCTGCCGCACGAAGGAAGATCGCCGTGACTTCGGCCGCCGTGATGGTCTGGCCGAATGCGTTCGTCAGCACTCCCGCAAGGTCCAGCGATTCCGAGGCCGACGCGGCCAGTGTGCGCGTGTCGGCGAACAGGATGTCAGCCTTGCCGATGGTGTTGGTGCCGGGCGTGAACTGTAGCAGTTCCGAAATCTTGACGGACTGCTTGGGGTTACCGAGATCCGACGCGCCGGTCATGGTGGCGTCGAGCTGGAGCGCAATATTTGCTGAAACCGTCATCGGTCGCGATCCTTATGCCGGGGTCCAGATGAGTTCGTCCTCACCTGCAATCGTGATTTCCGCCGTTCCGGCGTTCAGCTGCAGATTGAGGTTGTGGGCAGTGAGGACGCCGGGGCCCTCGAACGTGCCGAGTTCAACGCCTGCGTCGCTGCCGTCCTTCTGGATTGCGACCATCTGATAGTTTTTGGATACGCCAAGTGCGGCCTTGAGCGCTGGAATTTGGCTGATGCTGGTGACACCGGAGCCGGTTGCATCCCACTGCTTGCCGGTCACGCGAACCGAGCGCGTCGGCGTCATGCCTGGTCGTGCGCAGTCCCGGCGGAAAACATCACTCGACTGAACGGTTTCGTTAATCGTGGCGTTCTCGATCCCGCAAATCGTCGCGAAGGTTTCAGGCGAGCCGCCATCGCCAATCTTGACGACTACCAAGTCGATTTCCGTGGGATAGCTCATTGCGTGCTCCAGCTAAGTCGCGGGCACGCTATGCGGGGCAGGTGGGCCTAGTTACCGCCGTCAGGGACAGGCCGGATGCGTGCACGGCGCTGGGCGGCAGCGAACTGCGCCTCGTCTTCCGTGGTAGCTTCCAGGGGCAGCATGGCCGCGCGGTGGGCGAGGGCTTCATATCGGGCGCGCCGGGTGCTGCCACGGTGATACGCCGCCAGCCTCTCGAATTTCGCCTGCACCTCGCCAAGCATGTCGGCATCGATCGCGCCGCGCCGGATCAGCGCATACACGACCTCGCGCAACAGCTCAGCGTCCAGATCGTCGCTCACAAGCCCATGCGGGCGTTGAGGCAGTTGAGATCCGCCGTCATCTGCCAATTGCGGTACTTGGCATCGTCGGTGCCGAGATATGCGGCGGCTACCTTGCGCGCGGCTTGGCACTTGTCCTGCATGGCGCTGCCCGGCTGATCGACCACGCGATATTCGCGCTCGGCCAACTCCCCAGCGCTCGGGCCGGGTGCAGACAGCAAGATAAGCGCGCCGACCAGAGCCAGCGCACAGACACCGAGGAATATGGCCCACTTCACGCCGTGATGCATCGCACGCGGAGGTTCACGACGCAATGGAAAGCATCTGCCTCGGCGCCGTCGACAAGCAACTGCGAGCCGGTATGGCGCACGCCAGCATTGCCGCCGGGGATGGTGAGGCGCTGGCCGTCGACTGCGGCGGCAATCGCAGCACTCAGACGGGCTGCGTGATCCTCCGCCGTCTCGATCATCACATCACCGGCATAGCGGGGCTTGGCGAACCCGTGCAGCGCAACCGTTATCTCGCACCCGTCGATGCAGGTGGCGCGAATCGGCACCGTGGAGGATGACCCATAGATGATGAATGGCCAGCCAGGAGACTTTGCCGTCATGGGGAAGATGCGCGCCGCCGGAACGATGGCCGTCACTGCAGCGTCTGCGCCAAGCACGGTGATAATGCCACGCCGAACGGGGAGGGTGCTGTCGATCGCCATCAGCTCACCTTCCCGCCTTTGGAAATGTGCGAGACCGCGCGTGCGATAAGGCGTGCAGCATCATCCCGCTTGCGCGCGAGTGCTGGCGCCATGAAAGGCCGGGCAGCCATTTTAGACGTGCCGAATTCGAGCATCGCTGCGTAAGGCGCATTGGCTGAAACCTCCACGCGCAACGGCGCGACCTGGTTCGTTTCGATAGAGCGATCGAGGGTATGGGTGTCCGCGTTCGGCGGCTCGCCTGGGGAAGACCGGACGTGCCCTTCGCCCGATACCGCGCCGTTCGTGATCGACAGCGCCGCCTCAACCTCGATTTGCTCGCCGGCCGCGAATAGCGCGGCGCCTACCTGCCGCTTAGCCTCCGGGCTGGTGATGCGGGCCAGTTTCTTGCGAAAGTCGGCAACCCCTGCGATCTTAGGCACGACGGCCTCGGCATTCCCAATAGATCCCGGCAGGATCGCGCGCGACGGTGGCGACCAGCCATTGCCCTGCATGTGGGCCAGCGGTGATTTCCAACCGCGCGTCGGTATCCATGCTACCGTCAAGCGTCGCCGCCAGGATCAGCAGCCGCACGTCGCCATCGGTGAAGCTCTCCTCACCTCGCATGGCATCGTTCGCCGCGTCCACCTGGGCACTGCACGCCTTCTCAACCGGCGTTCCGGGAGAGACGATCGAGCCCCCTTCCATGACTGGTGTGCCGGGCCAGCGCGCGACAGCCGGCCAATACCCAGCCCCAAGCGCGCCAGACGCGGCAACCATGATCTGGGCAAACGCCGCGGCAATATCCATCAGCCGCACACCGGATAAGCGCAGCCCGCCAAAAACGCGCCGCCGACATTGCGCCGCAGCCGGGTCAGGAACAGCACCCCGTAGCGCGTGGAGCCGAACCCGCCAGCGTTGGCCGCGCGCACCGTCTCAGCATCGAACGATGCCGACATGGCCCCGCTCTTGAAGTCGGTGACGCCCATGGCCGCGAGCCCGGCAACAGCGCCGCCAGCCGAGCCGTAGCCGTTGCCTGCCATGTTGTGGGCGGCAAGCTCCATCTCTCCTGGTGCGCGGTCGGCCTCGATCCATGCGTCTGTGACGATCAGTCGGGCATCGGTGAGCCAGTAGTCAATCACCTCGTCCGTCACCGCGGCGAACGCGGTGAAGCGGATGCGCAGCTCGGCGGGGGTCGGGGCGGTATATGCCATGGCGCCTTATCCTCCGGTCACAGGCGGCCGATTACCGCCGTCAACGGAAAGGGGCCGGACATCGCTGCCCAGCCCCTCCTCGTGCTTCGTGTGGTGGCGATCAGCCTTCGCGGTGAAGCTCGATCGCCGCCTTGATGTCGGATGCCGTCATGTCGTCGTCGATCTCGACGCCTTCCGCCTTGGCGACGGCGATCAGGTCCGCCTTGCCACGGGGCAGGGCAGCCGGCTTGGCGTCGCCGAACTCGAACCATTCGGTGGATTCCATGGCCTTCAGCTCGCCCTCGCTGATGTCCAAGTCCATGGTTCCCCCCGGCGTCAGGATTGCCGGGGGCGTGGAGTTGACGACCTTGGGGCCGTTGGTGGTGTTGGTGACCTTCATGGCTTAGATCCCGTCGAGATAGCGGAAGGCACCAGGACGAAGCACTTCCACGCCGCCGGTGCGGAAGATGCCCGGAACGTCGAAATGCACGCTGTCGGCGGTCGCAACCGGCAGGAAGCGGTGCGGCATCGGCAGATGCAGCTTCACCACGTCTTCACGGTTGGAATAGGCCACCATGCGCTTGGTGCTGGACGCGCCGGCCGTATCGAGCCCGAGTTCGCCGCGGATCGTCAGCGGCAAGCCCGTGCGGCGGGTATAGACGTTGTTGCGCTCGATGAAGGAAATCACCGTCTCGCTGTTCGTCGATGACATGGGCGTCGCACCCAAGAACGCCTCGGTCGAATAGGGCAGCAACACCGTGTCCGCCATTTCCACCGTCAGAGTGCCGGTGAAGATGCCGAGGATCACGTTGTTGAAGTCGCGCAGGATCTGGGTAGGCGTCTTGGTGAGCGTGCCAGCGGTGTCGAACCACGTCGTCACCGAGCCCGTGCCGTCTGCCGGCGCAGTGCCGGTGGTTACGCCACTCTGGCTGATCAGGCCAGCCAGGCCCTTAGTAGTGTCTCCGGTCAGCGTGACGTTCCACATGAACTCGATATACGCGCGCCGGGCAGCCAGCGCCTTGCTCGAATCCAGGTTCATGCCCATCAGCTGAGCTTGCCCAGCCTCCTCGATGTTGAAGCCGTAGCCCACCGACGCCATGTGGAAACGGGTCTCCACACGGTCTCGGGTGACATCAGCCTTCTTCACATCCTTGGCGGCGCCGGAATACCAATCCGCCTGACCAACCGTGGACGAAATGAAGGTCACCAGACCCGGCGAATACTCAGGCGCGGAGCTGTCGACGAATACCAGACGCGAGAAGTCCAAGTCTGGGAACTTGGTCTCATAGACGCGCGTGTTGATCGCGAGCGACTGGTTATAGACGAAGCCGAAAGTGGCCTGCTGTGCGTCATTCATGTACATGGATCAGGCCCCCTTACGACGGGATGCGGCGAAGCCGCAGATGGAAGATTGCGCCCGCACCGGACGCGGCTTCATCCGCTTCGGCGCCAGGAACCGCGATCACGGTGCCCGAGGCCGATGCCGTCGTGTAACGGTTCGTGGCGGTGTTGAAGTTGAGGGCGGCGCCAGCTGTGATGGCTGCGTCTGCCAGAACGGCAATCACACCTTCATCGGCGAGCGGCACGTTGTCATACTGACCATAGCTGTCGCCGTTGGTGCTGGTGATGACATGATGGCCGATCGCGATGCCGAGGAATTCGCCCCCGGAGGCGAGCGGCGCGCACTGCTTGCCGCCGGAACGCTGTGCCGGCGAGCCGAAATTGATGGTGGCGGTAGCGGTACGGGTCATCCCGTTCCACTCCTCCATATTCACCATCTGCCCGACGAAGGCCTTCGGCTGGAACTGCGTATATGCGGTCTGATAAGGCATGGTGATGTCTCCTTATGCCTGACCGGCGGTGCGCCAGGCGTTGAAGTCGTTCGCCTTGGCGAAAGCGGCGGTTTCGCGCGCGGCGGCGTCACCGATTACCTGCGGCTGCGGAATCGGCGTGATCCGCGGCTGCTCGGGCTTGGCGTCGACGGTCAGCGCGGCGAACGCACCCTCGATCGCGGCATCAGACATCGCGGTAGCAGCATCGCCGAGCTTGGCAGTGACAGCGGCCTTGCGGATCTCGGCATCGGTCTTGCCGTCGACCACCAGAGCGGGGGCCAGCGACTTCGCCTTGCCGATCACCTGCGCGCGGGCATCTGCCAGTGCCTGCAGCTTCTCGGGCGTGATCTCGGCATCCACCAGCTTGGCCTTCAGACCGACGATCTCGCCGTCCTTGGCTTCCAGCGCGGTGGTTGCTGTTGCGAGCTTGGCGGTGAGGGCGCCTACTTCGGCATCCTTCGCGCTCATGGCCGCGTCGACGGCGATCCGAACGGCTTCACCGTTGGTCGCGTCAACCTCGGCATCGCCGATACGGATCTTCATCTTGGGTTTCTCCTGGGGCGAGCGTTCATCGACCACGCGCATTTCAGGCCCGCCCCGTGCGGCCCGAACCCACGCGATGTGGTTGATCTTGATGTCTGTCTGGTAGGCGTCGCAGGCGGTCCCATCAGGGTGCTTGCCGTCCGCCGGAAACACGAGGTTTGTCGCATAGCCCATGGAGAGCTGCTTGTGCGTCGTGGTCGCTGCCTTAACAGCTGCGGCATCACGCACGATGATCGGCACTCGGACGCGAGCACCATCGCGCACCACATCCCCGTTGATCTCGCCGCGGCCCAGCTCGCGCCAGTTGGCGGCATCGACGGGCACTGATGGATGATCAATGGTCACAGGAGCAGCGGCGAATGTCGCAAGGCTGGCCTCGCGGAACACTTCGCTTTCGGGGCGATACACCTTGACGACGGCCTTATCACGCAGGCCGCGTTCGTTCTGGGGATCTACCTCGCGGCCGGCATAGTCCTGCAGGCCCGTTCTGGCAGCGTACACTTCAGCCACGAGGCTGCCGTCCGCGCAAATGCGGGCGTTCGTAGCTGCGTCAAGGGTGTCGCATAGTTGCACCATGCGCCCTTGGGTATTTGGGCTAGGGTGTGGGTGTTACCGCCGTCAGGAGAGGTAGCGGCTATCTCCAGTAGCGCGGTAAAGGAACCAGCGCGCGGAGCCTTCAGAGATGCCGCCGGTTCGCTTACCCCTGCGCCTCATCCAAAGCTCATGCTTCAGCCAGGTAACCCACGTTGCTCGTACGATCCGGCTGCGCTGTTTTGCGCGGCGATTCATGGTTCTGATGCGCGCCATCACACACCATCCGGCGGTTGGATCTCGGCAAATCGTGTGATGCTATTATGCTCTATGGTGCCACCGTCACTTTCCCAAGTGCCGCCGCCCGCAGTGCCATAAAAAGCAGACCAGAATACGATGAGCGGATGGTGAGTCCACACCAACACCTCCCGCCCATCCTTGAGCGCGTCGGGTAGCTCCGCGATCGGGCGCCAGGGGATCATGGGTTGCTTTCCTCAAATTCCGAAAAATCTAGATCAGGGTCCACCTTCTCTTGCGCCTCCTCATTTAGCAGGATCGGTTCGCAGAAGGCATGGATCTTGATAAAGCGCTGCAGTTTCTCAAGCGCGTCTGGAACGGTGTAGAGGTATGCCTTAGACGGCTCCCCGTACGGAGCTTGGCCGACCCATAAAGCCTCGCGATGCTTGGTGCAGACGAGCCTTAGTGTGTCGCTCACTTCCCGCCCTCCGCAAGCAGTTGGTCTATCATCGATGCCCAGATGCCATGATAATCAACCTCGCAATCGCCAGCGACATGGCTTTCACCTTGAGCCGCGTGGGTCATCTCGCTCGAAGGCTCCCGTATCGCCTCGATCACGGCGCGGGCGAGGGGATCTAGTTGGACCCTGCCGTCGAGATGCAAGACGCCTGCTTCTTCTTGGTCGGTGTCTTCATCCCAGCGCTTTGGCAAAGTCGGAACATGCTGCCGCTCAATTTCTGCCTCGATCGCTGCGACTGCGCGCTCCAGCGGCGTCATGCGCTGACCTTCATAGCATCAAGAAGGAATGCGATATCCTCGTGCCGCACCCACTGGGAGCCGTCGTGTTCGGTAACCACGTCGAGAGCGGCAAGCCGATCGCCTAGGTTATCCCGCTGATCTGTGAAGATCGCGCTGGACAGCCGATCCCGAATAGCATTCGCATGGCGCTCAACGTCCGCCCAGGATCGCATTGAGATGGCCGCATGCAACGGGTTGATATCGTGGCGCATGACAATCTCAGCAGCGAGTGAAATGCGCTCTCTGCGGTTGTCGAACTTGCTATTTGCGGTATTGATCTCGTCAGCCATGATCGCTCTCCTATGCCGAGGCGGTTGTGGTCAGGCCCGGCGCCCGTTGGCGCGGTCGTCGGGCCGTTGATTATGAGCGGCCTAGCTGGCCAACTCGATAGTTTGCAGGCTGGAAACTTCCCCCGGATGCTAGGCCGGCTGCTGCGTCATCATTCGCGATAGGCCGGAGCATTTCTGCTACTTGGGAAACCGCAAACACCACGGAAGCCTTCGCTTTTTCCTCGGCATCGGGGCCATGCCGTCCATCAATTGCGCTTTGAATATCCATGGTGGCATTCCTCGTCGGGCCGTTGCTGCGGCAAGTGATGGGGAATGGCACGCATCGGTCCAGTGCCGTCATCCACCGCCCGCCACCAGATGGACCGCCACCCGGTGATCACGGCATATCTGCCGCAGCCTGCGCACCATACCACCACCGCGAGTCTCGCGCTAGTCGAAGATGAGCACGCCTTGCTCGCGACAGCCACAAAAGGGAGGTCGACCGGCTCGCTGATCTTCGGGAATCGGTTCGTTGACGGTCTGCCCATCAACCTCGCGCCCGGCATCTGCTTTGGCTTCCGCGTACAACTTCCCGTTGCGGGCGAGGTGATCAGCGCGCGGATGCTTTTTTCCGCTATGGCGAAACCGGTATATCGACAGCCCCGCCTCTCGCCGACGCTCCGCCGCAAGCGCCGAAGTCAACTTGCTGGCCTGGTCGCTGGCGATGTTCAGCGCCCGCCGCCGAGACATGCCCGTCGCTTCACGGATCTCCTTCGCCACCTCGCGCGCGGGCGTGCGGTTCTGCACCCCGGCGAACACGGCGTTGCTGATCTTGCGGCGGATCTCGGCGGAGACATCGCGCACCAGCTCGGAATTCCACTTGAGGTAGCTGGAGACGGTTTCGCGGAAGTCAGCGGGGCCGATGAACATGGTTACGTCGACCTTGGTAGCGGTCAGCACGGCACCAGCCCAAGCCTCGCGGGTGAACTTCTCGGCCTGCAAACCCCATTCCCGGATCGACGCATCCAGCAGGATAAACAGCCGCTCCATCTCAGACGAAGCCGCATCAAGCCGCGCTTGCAGGTCGTCGGCGCTATCCCGCACCATGGCCGCAAGCGTCCGCTCGTATTCCGCCACGATCCCCGGCACCGCAGCGTTCCACCGCTCCAGCATCGGGCGATAGGCCCGCGCGAACAGCGATTGCGCCAGCATTGCCGGCGGGGCTTTGTCGGGGATGGTGATTGCGCGCTTGCGGCGGTTGGGTTTGGCGCGGGATGCCATGGCGGCTAGGTCGTAGCGCATCAGCGCGACGGGCGGGCTGGATACGGCGCGCTCGGGTCTCGGGCCGGCGGGACAGGCGGGATATTGCCGCGATAGACCGCACTGCCGGTGCGCGGCGGGATACCGAGATCGCCGGGGGCGGGCTGATAGCCACTCCGTCGGCGCGTTTGCCCAAGGGAATACCCGCTCAACCAGACGCACGCGATGCCGATGATGAGAGCGAATGTACTCATTCCTCGGTCACCTTTCGGCGGTAAACTCTATCCCGAAACCACATGGCCCACGACTGCCGCTTATTGAGCAGCGCGACAGACCACCATTTCTGCGGCGCCATCATTCGCCGCCCTGGATGTAGCTGGTGCAAACCTGCGTCTGCAGCAGCGGCTTGGGGGTGAGGCGGGCTGTGAACTCCACATGCACTTTCCCGTCGATCGTGCTCAAGCTGACCTCGACGCGCTCGACATCGGCGTTCACCGACGCTGCGTGGTCGCGGATGCGCTCAAGGGCAGCAATGGTCTGGTCGCTCATTCCTCGGTCACCTTCCGCAGCGGCAGCGGCTCGAAAATCTCAGGCCCGAACACCAGCTTACCGGCGAACGGCTTGACCGTCGCGAGGTCGACGTCGCCAGCCTCGTAGCTGAGCGTTACGTGTGGCTGGTATTCGGGGTAATCGTGGGAGGCGCCGGCCTCAACCATCGACTGGTGACGCCACACGAGGTCCGACGACGCGAACAGAAGAACAACCGCATCCTCGCCCAGCTTTTCGACCGCACGCGGGCCGCCGGGCTTGATGGTGATCTCGCCCTTGTCGTTTCCATCCCATCCGTTGCCCATCTTGATCGGGTCAACCGGCGTTCGGCTGTATAGGACGGTGACGTGCATATCGTCGGCGGGCAGGGTGGCCGAGAAGCCCTGCGACTTGGCCCACGCGATCAGCTCGGACGCGTTCAATAGCTTGCGCTGGACGTAGAGCGGGATCGGCTTGGCATCATTCGCGGCACGGCGGGCGGGTGCACTTCCACTACCCCCGCCGCCGGCAGATGTTGGATCGACCTCCTTTCCCCCGTTGGGGATCTCGCTCAACGCGCTCGGGTCGCTGCCATCATCGGAAGGCGCAACGCCGTAACGCTCGTCATCGGAATAGCCTTTGAGGGCCTGCTCAAGGCCCGGTAAAGTCTCATTTTCGATCAGCATGTTTTGGGCCGCGCGGTTGAATGCTTCCTCGGGCATGATCTCCATGGCCCGGAGCGCGGTGAGGCCCTCCATGGTGGTCTTGAAGGTGTCCGCGTTTTCCTTGTCGGTCGGTGTCGACAGCGGGGCGAACTTCCACGTCACACCCCCAGCCGGAACGCCAGCTGAAGCGATCAAGAACGGGTCAAGCTGCTCCAGGCACGGGCGAAGGCTGTTTTCCTGCGCCTCAGAGGTTTGCGCCCACCGGTTCGCTTCGTCGTGCGAACCTGTCGCATTCATCCCGGCGGGCGAGCGGCCGAAAAGGGTCGTAAAGGGGATGCCCGAGACCGCCGCAACCCGCTGGTCGAACGCATCCATAACCGCCGGGATGCCAGCCCACGAAACCTGGTAGTCGGTGATGACCTCACCCGGCCGGTCCTGACCCGCGGATGCCTCGTAAACCACCGCATTGAGGATGTTCTCCCCCTCGGCAATGGTCTGCATCCGATCTGCGACGCGCCTCTTGCCTTCGTCGCTGACAAGGGCCTCGGACAGCCCCGGGATGCCAATCCTGAGCAACTTCGCCTTGCGCACCAGAGCGGAGAACCAAACCTGCGTCTCATCGCTGATCTCGACCGCCCGCAGAACGCGCATCAGCCGGCAGTCGCCCCAATAGGCATCCTCCGTCGACACACCCATGATGCCCGCCAATGGCTCCCCACGGAACGGGATCACCCGCGACGGGTGGATGGGCTGCGTCGTGCGCCCGCCGGACACCTGCCACATCATCGGCTCGCCGTACGTCGGGCTGGCCAGGTCGGTATCCCAGTCAAGCCCGCTGATCTGCCAGCGCGACAGAACGTTGATCGCGACGATACCGCCCTTGGGCACAGTGGTCAGCGGCTGCGCATGGTCGCCCGCCGTGATCAGCACCATGGCGCCGCCGCCGATGTCGCGCAGGATCTCCGCTTGCTTGGTCTTGGCGCGCAGACCGAGGCGCTTTTCCTCGCCCTCAATCGCGGTGATGACTTCCGGGGGTGCCTGCCAGTCGCGCCATTTCGACGTGCGATCGGCCGCCGGGATGGCGATAACCTTTTTGAGCAAACCGGATTCAAGGTACTTGGCAACCGCGAACTGCGACCCGAACGCCTGCGCCATGGGGCTGCTATCACGGCCCCATGCGGTGCGAACACTGCCGATGGCGGCGCGGAGGCTGTCGGCGATCCACATGCGGCGACGGTATGCGGCGGCGGGGTGGGGGAGTTACCGCCGTCAAGTTAGGGCGGAGAGGCTGTAGGACTTGCCCTTGATCATCGGCGACACCGCGTAGCGCAGGGCATCAATGTAGTGATTGTTGGCGTCGACCAGCACGGGTAGGATGTCGCCGGTCAACCGGTCAACCTTGTAGCTGTACAGACGGGCCTCGTTGATCGTCTCACGGCACCGCGGGTGGATGACGATCTCTCGGAATGATCGCAGGTAGCGGATGCCGTCGTCAACGCTGCCCTGCCACTTCGGAGCGCCTTGAGCGCGGGTAAGGCCCGACCGCGTGAGGATGCTAATCGATCCAGGGGAAGCGCTATCCCACCGGCTGACGTAGCGCTCGTAACCGGGGATAGCCTCAATCGCGCGCCCGGCGATGTGGTCTAGCTCGATACCGCGCCCACCGGCTTCGTGGCTGACGTACAGCGTGTCCCCGTGGATGTAGCACCGCACCGCCGCAGTGGGGTCTTGCGCATAACCGAAGTCGCCGCCCTGATACGGCCCATCCCAATCGTCGCCGGGCTCGAACTCAGCAACGCGCCATTTGCCCGCCAGCACCTGCGCAGCGGAGTTGACGAGATAGCCGCCGTCCCAGATGTGCTGATATGTGGCATCGTCAAGCCGTTCCTGCTCGCGCCGTCGCAGCGTGTCCAGGCCGGGCGGGAAGAACGGGTTATCAGACCAGTTGATTTCCGCAGTGATCGCGTTTGCCGGCGGCGTCACCCGGAACCGCTTGTCAACCGGGCTGCCCTTCTGGCGCGGGTTCCAGATCGCCCACAGCTCGGACTTCGGCTGGCGGAACACGGTGGCCTCAAGCGCCAGCCACGACGTTTCCGGCACATCCTCGGCTTCCTCGACAATCGTTAGATCGATCTTGGCGAGAGACTTGACCGACTGCGTGTTGCGCCGAAGACCGCGGAAGATGAACTGCGTCCCGTTCGCGCCCTTGAGGTAGTCGACGCCCACGTCGTAATGGGCTTCTAGCCACGGTTCCGACGCAATAGCCGCCTTCAATTCTGCGTGGAAGCTCTCGGAGATGCTTGCCTGGAACTCGCGCGTGCAAAGTATTCGCAGCGGTTCGGCATACCCCCACACTGCCGCCATCTTGGCGAAGTTGAACGACTTGCCCGATCCACGCCCGCCATGCGCATTGCGATACTGTACCGCACCCCTTGCCGGTGCGAATACCGGCACCAGCTTCGGCGGTAGCTGGATTACGGCTTCGGACAAGGTGCCGCCTCGATGCGAACCAAGGTCGGGCGCAGGCTGCCATCCGGGTTGGTGATCGCCGTCTCGGTCTTATCGCGCCAGTCGTCGGGGGCCATGTTCTTCATGCCGAATACAGCCAGCGTCGAGGCACCAGGACCGCCGTTGCCCATGGCGATGTTGCGCCCGCATAGCTCCCACCAGGCTGCACATTTTGCCTTTGCCACATGTACGGCTTCCGAAAATTCCGGATTATCGTCCATCCACTGGTTGATCGTGGAGCGGGCAACACTGATCTGCGCGGCGAACGAGGTCAGGCTCGCACCCTGAGCCATGTGCTCGACGACCTGCTCGCAATAGGCGGGGTCGTACTTCGTGGGGCGCCCTGCAGTCACCGTCCATCCTCCATCAACTCAGCATCAAAAAACGACGGCGCGGGGATCTTACCCAACCGCAGCCCGAGCACATACCGCCGTGCGTGTCCGCTGCGACGATGCGGCTTCAACTTCGCCCCGGTGATCGCCGCACGCTGGGCGCGCAGGTCATCACCACCGCATTCCTCGATCCAGCGCGTGATGCACCTCCAGTTCGTCCGGAAGTGCTCCTCGATCGCCTTGTCCTGGCCGAGCTGGAGGTACACCTGCACGAAGTCAGCCGGCGCATGGCGGTACGGGCGGATGCAGCCGGTGTCGGGCTTGCGGGTGGCCATCACTGCCGCCCTCCCGGATCAAAGCCCTCGACAATCCACCTCGGTCCACCCACGCGCTGACATGCCTGCGAACTGCGGGCCTTCGCTTCACCGTCGATTCCGACCGCGAAGGCACAGATCGCTGCATCCGCACCGTTTTCGAAGCCGCGATGGTACTGCCACCGTCCGAACGTCGCGGTGATAGCGGCTCCCAATGCGAACTGGGCGATCCAGCGCAATCGCTTCCTGGTCATCGTCATGCTCGGGCTCCTGTGGGTGGGCCGGCGGGTTGCCAGCGGGTGGGTGCGAAAGACGTCACGCTTCGAAGAGCGTGAGCAGCGTGGTCCAGGCGACATCCTTGGCGAGCGCGCTTTCGAGCGTGAACATCCGGGTGATGCGGTTGCCGTCGCGGGTGACAGTTACCAGCCAGCCATTCGACACACGTTCCAATTCCACGTTCACCATTGCCGATCTTCCTTTCCGAATTTGCCCCACCTCGGAGCCCCACCAAAAAACCGACCTGCCCCACTGCCCCACCACCCCACCCCCTACGGGGGGGGGTGGTGGTGGGGCAGGTTTCAGGGTATCCATTCCGCCACACTGCCACACCTTGCCCCACCGCCTGTTTTTGAGGTGGGGCAATCATGCTTCGACCCACCTTCCGACCGTCACGAACTTGCGAACGTTACGCTTCCGATCCTCTTTCTCGACGATCTCAAGCACGCCTTCCTGGACCCAGACATGCAGCAGGGTTTGCACCCGCTTGCGGTCATGCTTCTTCTCAAGATCGAGACCCAGGACGGCTGCGACAGGGTGGCCCGCCCATGCATCCTTGGTCTGGATGTTCTCGCGCCATTCACCGTCAGAGAGGGCGCGCTGAACCGCGTAGAGGTGCTGCCGGGTGACGCCTGCAAAGGCATCGGGAGGCGTCCAGGTGCAGGCGACGCCGACGCTATCTCCGTTCTCCAGATCCTCGTTGTTCATGCGATACCAATCGCCGCGTTCTGGCGGGGCGAGGTTGGCCTTGTCGTTATCAACGCGGAAGTAGAAGAACCGCTCGTCCTCGGGCACGTTCAGGCGCGCGGCCTCGTCTTCGGTCATGCGGTTGTAGACGAGGACCGAGCGCGCCTTGCCGATCAGCGAGGATGCGCCACGGGCACTGTCCGCTGTGGCTTCGGTGCCGTTCTGCTTGCGGACGTGGTGGACGAGGTTGATAGCAGCTCCGGTGCGCTCGGCGACGACGTTCCATTCGCGTGCCACGATGTCGATCGCGTTGTTGTCGTTCTCGCTGACGGCGTGCGAGCTAACGAACGGGTCGATCTGGAGAACGTCGATCTTGCGCTCGATCATCTCGGCGATGAGGGCGTCGACCACGGGGCGAACGATCATCGCGCCGTTCGGGCCTTCTGTCGCCATGACGAGGGGCTGATCGCGGCCACTGTCCACGAACAGCCTGTCCTCTATCTCCTCAGGGCGCACGCGAAAGCGCTGGGCCGTTGCGTGAAGCCGGCGCTCGATCTCGTCATGCGGATCCTCAAGGTTCCACATCCAGACGCGCAGCGCGCCCTCAGGCAGCCCTTTGTTGTAGAAGTCGCGGCCGGTAGCCATGGCCAGCGCCTCGCCGATCTTTAGCGAGGATTTGCCGACGCCGCCAGCTGCTACGTCCAGCGACAGGAACTTGCGCAGGAGGTGCTTGCCATAGAGCCACTGGCGCTTGGGGATTTCGGCAGTTGGACGCCAGGTAAACGGCGTTGCCTTGATGGCTTTGTCGGGCTTCGCCTCGGTAGGCGTAGCGGCTTCCGGCTCTACGCCCATCATCAGCTCATAATCCGGCTCGGCGGCTTGGCTGATCCACTCCGGCATCTCCTGATAGCCGGGGTCCTGCTCGTCACCGCGGAAATTGGCGTGAACGACGTTGGAGCCGCTCTGCTCGCGTCCGATTGCACGGTAGGCGTCCTTGTGGTCGCCATTGTGCTTGAAGTGGACGTAGAGGTCGTAGGCGTCGCCGAAGCAGCCCGCCTTGCACTTCTGGCCCAAGCCCGAGGCCGCATCGCTGCCGGACAGGCTGAACCACTTGCCGTCGATGACGCGGGTGGCATAGGTTTCGCCGGTTTGCAGCGGTGAGCGCCAGTCCTCAGGGCGCTTGGGCGACTGCTGATAGCCGCACAGGCTGAGCATGGTGTCTACGCTGGTGGAGGCGTTGAACTGCTCGATCAGGTTCCCACCCGAGCGCTGCGGGCGATTGGCATACTTCGCCTCGGCGATCTTGCGCATTTCATCGCGCTGGCGATCATCTTCGACCTGCTGCCGGCGCAGCGCAGCGATACCGCCCGCCACGATCCCGCGCTTGATGTCGATGCCAGGCAGGTCCACGCCGCTATGGGCATGCTGATAATAGAAGGGCTGGCCGTCCGCATCGCGCAGCGGCGTGCCGTCCTTGTAGCGCTCGGGAACGTTCGGCAGATAGATCGGCTGGCCTGCGCGGGCGAGCGCGTGATCCATCGGGACGCCGCGGTCTTCCATGAAAGCGAACAGGGCGCACTGGGCGTCGTGCCACTCGGGGAACCCACAGGGTTGGCAGAGGGGGAACAGGATACGCCAGCGCTGATCGCCGTCGCGTGAGTGCGCGCTCGAATAGATCAGCCAAGCAGAACCATCGGAGAATGCCTCCGCGGCCGCGCGAATTGCGGGCAGGCCAAGGTCGCCATGGTCGACGTCACCGACGAGCGCGACGAACGAACCATTGCTACGCTGCGCATCATGGCTGCGGGCGTCGTAATCGGCATAGGACGATGCCAGGATAGCGTCGCCCGCCATTTTCGGCTTGCACTGCGGCTGCATGGTGAAGACCGCCGCCAGCGACGTGGTGGCATAGTCCTCCCCGGTCTTGATATGGCTGTCGTGCTGGCCAGCGAATGTCGCCACCCGGAAGCTGTTCCAGGGCTGTGCAACGCCAGTGTTCGGCATACTGCTCATGCTGCCCGAAGCTCCATGATCTTGAGCCAGTCCTCGGCTTCCTCAGCCGTGATGGCGCCGTGCTCGCGGGCGAGCATGACGTAGCGCTTGCGTGTTGCGTCGTCGGGCGCGCTGGCGATGCGTGACAGCACCAGGCCGTGGACGATGTCGCCGATCTTTTTAGGCTCGTCGCCGCGCTCGGTCACAGCCGCCCACTCCGATCAATGAAGGTCACACCCCACTCGCGGAACATCTGCTCAGCAAACTCAGGCGTGCGGACGCAGGCGACACGGAAACCGCGACGGGCGAGAGCATTTCCCCAATCGACCTGCTGCTGCGAAAGGCTGCCCTTGCCATCTTTCCACTCAAGCGCTGCGTAGCCGTGGTTCCAGGCGTAATGCTCATCGAACACGCCGGCAGTCAGTCCCTCGCGCTTGGCCTGTGCCTGTGCCTTGAACCCGCGCTTTCCAGCATTCGGCACCGACCACGAAGTCACCTCGGGCGCGATCGACTTGAGCAGCTTGCGGAAAGCCTGCTGACGATCGACCTCGCTGCCGGGGAGCTTGTCCTTGGGCTCCACGGGGAAGATCGGCGTTTCGGCCAGATCCTCGGACAGGAAGTGCAGGGCGCAGTTCACCGGGCTTCCCCGGCTCTTTTCTGGCGGCAAATCGTCAGGAGATACTCAATATCCCGCGGCTGCACGCGATACATCCGCTGCAACCCTTCGACGGTGAAGGCATCCAGCGCGCGGATCGGCGCGTTGTAGAGGAACATCGTCAGCTGGGCCTTGGCCTGCTCGACAGACAGTTGCTTCTCACCGTGACGTTGCGCATTGCCGCGCGGGCGATAGCCGGCCACGATCAGAGCCCCAGTGCATACTGGTAGGTTTCCCACAGCGCTTCGGCTTCCTGCCGCTTCTGCTTGTCGATGGCCCGCTCGCGGATGGCGCGCTTCATTGTCGGCACGTCGAACCCGGTGGATTTGGCCTCGGCGAACACGTCGCGCAGGTCGTCGCTGATGCCCTTGCGCTCTTCGATAAGACGCTCGGCGCGCTCGATGAAAAGACGCAGTTGCTCGGCGGAAACGTTGTCGCTCATGCGATTTCTCCGGTAAATTTCGCCCGAGCCGCGCGCAGTTCAGCGCATCGGCGGGCTTCGTATTTCGGGGTGAGCTTCGTCGACACGCGACGACGGCGGCGCCAGGCGAGGGCGCGGAGGATGCGGGCGATCATGCCGCAACCGCCTGCGCCTTGCAGAACTGCGACCGACACGCGGAAGCCTCTGCGGCGGACACGCGGCGCTCACATTGCTGGCACCACTGCTTCGCCGTAACCGGCAAGGTAACAACCTGTGGAGGCGCTGGTGTCGTATTCAGGTGCGAAGCGCCGCCCCTATGGGCAACCTTCAGCGCGAAGCCTTTTCGCTGCGCCCAGCGGTACACAGTCGTCGCAGTGACGCCGAGGATTTCGGCGATGTCCTTCGCGTAGTGCTTGGCTACCAGCTCGCCAAACTGGGGCGGAGGCCCGTTCTGCGCCTCTTGCCGATGGGCACGGCAGTAGCCCGACCGGTTCTTCTCGTTGAGTTCGGACCCGCACCGCTTGCAGCAGCGAGATGCCGCCTCAGCGGCAGTGCAGTGCTTCAGCCAGGGGAAGCCCTTGGCCGGGATGGCGCGGCCGATCATGCTGCACCTCGCAGGGCAGCAGCCTCGTTCACGATCGCAGCCATAGCCGCCAGATGCGGCTGCAGCAGATCGGCAACCTCCAGCGTCTCCTGGTGATCGCGGTGGCCATCCTGAAACGCGCGGACCAGTGCAGCCATGGCGTCCATCACGCCCGCCGCAGTTACGATGTCGTTCGCCGGGTTCGCCGCCACCGGAACAGCGCGAACGCCGTAGTGGTTCAGGATTTCATCGAGCGCGGTGGGATCGACCAGCAGCGAGTTGAAGATGACGTGCGCGCTGGGGAGGTTCGAACCCGACAGACCGCGGTCAAGCGGGCCGGTGTCCTTCAGATCCATCGCCTTGGCCATGTCGACCTTGCTGTGACCCTTGGCCCACAGCCGCGACCACGCGACCGACAATTTCCTCTGAAAGATGTCCTTCCCGAGGGGCTCGACCCGTGAGACTTTGCCAAACGTTGCCATTAGAGCTGCTCCGTATGAATACGGAGTTGACCCTCATGCTGACCCTGCAGCCCAGCCACCCAAGGCAGCATGACGCGATCGATGAACACGCGCGCACCAAGCGCAGCGATGACGACGAAGGGCGTGCCGATCACCAGCGCGCGCGACGTGTCGAGAATGAACTGAACCATTCAGCATTCCTCTCCGGTTTGATTATTGGAAGAAGGTGGAGCCGATACGCGACGGGGCTCCAGGTGGCCGGGCTGAGGGCAGGGGGTGCCCGGCTTGGGGATGGGGTGGTATGGGCGCAGGGCCGCGGGGAGGCGGCGTGTCATGCTGCTCGGACCTTGCGCGGATTGGCTGCGGCATGAACCGCCATGGTCTCCAGGTCGGCGACGCCGGCCTCTGCGAGCGGCCACCAGTATTCACCTGGGATGGAATCGCGCTGCGCCCACGCCAGAACGGTGTTGACCGACAGGCCGAACATGTCGGCCATCGCCTGCGCGCCAAAGCGACGAACGGTGACCGTGTGAACTCGCTGCGGGATCCCGGTCGCTGCGTCGGCAGTCGGAGTGAAGCCCGCGAACCATTCTACGACGCCGTCGAATTTGCTGAACCACTCGCCGGTGGTGCGCTTATCCGCAAGCGCGCGGTGCATGGCCTTTTCCAGAGCCATGTCGCCATCGCGGATAGCCAGCGCTGCGATTGGGAAGGGGCTGCTGGTGGCGATAGACTGGATGCGGCCAGCGGGATTTTGGCTGTAGCCGATCTTTACCCGATCGGCGCCGACCGCCTCGACGAGGTAGACGCTCATGCGGCGCGCGCCTTGCGGCTGCGCAGCTTCTCGGCCGCCATCAATGCGCGAGCTATAGGAGCCCATGTGCCTTCAATGCGCGGGTCTACATCGCCGCGCTCGATACGGAGCACGGTGGTTTCGTTGACCCCGGCCTCCTTCGCCAGAGCTGCGCGCGACATCTCAAGCGCCTCTCGGGCTGGCTTAAGGGTCCTCGGGTCCAGTGGATCTAGCATATGACCGGTATAGCTGCACATATGCAGCATGGTCAACGGCAAATGTGCAGCGTGCGGCCGGTGAATACGAAATGCTATCGTGCTGCAATGCAGCCTGAACAGAAAATTATTGCCCGTTGGATGTCCGCAATCCGGGAAAAACACGGATGGTCGTTCGCGGCATGGGCCGAGAAGGCGAGGATAGGATCGGCGACAACCCTAACGCGAGCGATGAAGCCGGATTACGAATCCATCACAAGTGTGAAGACATTACATCAACTTGCGGAGGCTGCCGGCGAGCGTTCGATCCTGGATTTCCTGGCTGACCAGACGGTAGGCGCAAGGGTGCCGGCCCAAACGCTGCCTAGTGTAGAGACGCTTGCGACTCTGCTGGCGGCGGTGCTGCCGCTTGCTCCTGCTGGGCGGGCTTCGGACGCATCATTGAAAGCCTTAGCTGAAGCACTGAGGCATGGTCTTGAGCTGCTTGGAGAGCAGCAAGCCATCGCTGATCACAGTGCCCTTGGGGTGGCCTCTCGCGGTGTAATTGCGCGATTTCGCGATCTAAACAGCTGATTGCGACCCGGCACATGGCGCAATCCATATAGCAGGGGTCGCACGCGCTTTCACAGCCGCACGCCGTCAATTCGACGCGAGGCGCCTCTCTATTAATGTCTGCCATGTTTCAATGGTGTTCCGTTATATTTTTGAGCGCAACATGATTTTTTAGACATGTCTGACTGCACATATGCATTTTTTGGTTGACCGCCAAGCTGCACATGTGCATTATCTCCCCATCAGCCGCGAACGAGCGGCGACGGGAGACAACCGGTGCAAACCACCTTCGACCACATCGTCTACTCGGACATCAGCGGCGCCTGCCGGAACCTGTTCGTCGGTAGCTGGAAGGCCTGCCTCGACTACGTGACCGCCAACCCGCGCGGGCCGTTCGGCGGCTCCACGCATGTTCGGGTGCGCGGGCTGTGAGCGGGGGTCATACTCCGGGGCCTTGGATTGCGGCGCCATTTTCGTCAGTTGTGGGCGCGCCTATCGTTGCATCGCCTAGCGGCCGCTCCGTAGCCAAGATCACCTATTTCGATCTTGGTAGCACCTTTGCAAAACACGACGAAGAAAGCGCCGCCAACGCCCGCCTGATCGCCGCCGCGCCGGAGCTGCTGGAAGCATTGAAGCTGTTCGCGCAGCTTGAAATTCCATCCAAGCCAGAGGGAAATGCTGGGTTCTACAGCATTCCGTTCAACCGGATTGAAGCAGCCCGCGCCGCCATCGCCAAGGCCCTCGGCCAGGAAGGCGGTGCGCTGGGGCTCGGTGTCCGCATGCCTGCGGTAGATTGGACCAAGCCGCTCGAACTGATGGATGGCACGCCCGTCCGCCTCGTCACCGAAGACGAGGGCATTCAAAGCAATCCTGATAAAGACGGCGATTACTGGATCCGCCGAGAGGACGGCGAGAGGATTGGCTTGGATGTCGATCGCTGTGTCAGCCCGGAAGGATTGGGCGGAAACAACAAGCCTTTCGTGCGCAACCGCACGGGCGGTGTGCTGTGAGCGGGCCGTTCGAACCGGGCGATGTCGTCGTGTGCGTGGATGCTGGCATTATCCACTGCGCGGGCAACACAAGGCATCGCGGACTGTATTTCACAAAGGGTTATGTTGGCCGCGTGGTGGGGGTCCGCCCTACCATGCCCGGCCTGAAGTACGGCAGAATTTGCGGCTGCACGGCATTGGTGCTCGCCGATGGCAAGTCGGGCCATATCAACCGCTTCCGCAAGATCGACGACGAGGTGACGGACGAGTTCCGCGAGCAACTTCGCAAGCTGCCGGTGCTGGAACCTGCGCTGTGACCGCCGCCCTCGAATACGCCCTGATTTACTCCGCCCTGCCTGTGTCGGGGGCCACGCTGTTCGCGTCGGTCTGGGGCCAGCGCGCGCGAATTGCTGAGATCTTCAGGAGTGCTTTTTGATGAGCCGACACCTGCACGAAACATACTTGGCAAGCGACAGCCCGACCGCCGCGTTCGTGATCGACTATAGCGCGCACTATCCCAAATGGCCGCGCGGCATGATCGAAACAAGTACGCACCTTGTATCGTGCGATAGCGTTGCCGCACGGCGTGCCCGCGAAGAGAAGAGCTTCGGCTTCTGGCGGATCAAGCCGAAGACTGGCGGTGCAGCATGACCCGCTTCAACCCACTGCCCTACGCAAACTATGCGGAGGCTAGCTACCCGTTCGACGGCTTCACCCCGCACCACTTCCAGCACATCGCGGCTCGTGACGAGCGCGACCGTATCGCCCGCATCGAGCGCGAAGGCGCCCGGCTGGTGCGCCGTCTCAACCGCAACATCACCGGAAGGATTTGACCATGGCAACCGCCGCTGAAGTGCTGCCGCCTGAAACCGCCGTCGCCGGCAACGACATCGTCGTCGCTGTAACGCAGAACCCCGGCCTCGTGCTGCTCGACACCGAGAAGTTCGACGCCTTCTACACCCGGATGAAGGCGGAGACGGACAAGCTCGTCCCCGACACCAGCACCGCGAAGGGCCGCGACGAGATCCGCTCCATGGCCGCCAAGGTCGCCCGGTCCAAGGCCGCGATCGACAAGGCCCGCCTCGGGCTGACCGCTGAGTGGCGCGAGAACGTCAAGAAGGCGAACGCCGCCGGCAGCGTGATCGAGGAGCGGCTGGCCGCACTCGCCGCCGAAGTCCGCCAGCCGCTGACCGAGTGGGAAGCTGCCGAGAAGGCGCGCATCGACGATTGCCGCTCGATCATCGACGCGCTGAAGGCGTCGGGCGTGATCACGCTAGACGACACCGCCGCGACCGTCCGCCAGCGCGGCATGGACGCCTGGAACACGGCGATCGATCCCGAGCGCTTCGGCGATCTGGCGAGTGAGGCGGAAGCCACCAAAGCTTCCACCGTCGAGACGCTGAAGGCCGCGCTTGTTCGGCTGACCCGCGAGGAAGCCGAGCGCGCCGAACTGGAGCAGCTGCGTGCCGAGGCCGCCGCCCGCGCGGAAGCGGACCGGATTGCAGCCGAGCAGGCCGAGGCGCAGCGGCAAGAGGCTGCGCGCGTCGAGGCGGAGCGCGTTGCAGCCGAGCGTGCGGCGCAGGAAGCTGCCGAGCGCGCCAAGGCCGAGGAAGATCGCCGCGTCGCTGCTGAGAAGGCGGAAGCCGAGCGCATCGAGCGCGCCAAGGTCGAAGCCGAGGAGCGCGCCCGCCGGGCCGCCGAGGAAGCCGCCGCAGCTGAGCGCGCGCGGATCGAGCAGGCACATGCCGAGCAGCTGGCCGCCGAGCGCCACCGTGCCGAGGAAGCCGAGCGCGCTGCCCAGGTCGAGCGCGACCGGATCGCCCGCGAGGAAGCCGCCCGCGTCGCAGAGGCCAAGCGCATCGCCGACGAACAGGCCAAGCGGGAGGCCGATCAGGCGCACCGCACGGCGGTGAAGTCGCGCGCCAAGGCCGCAATCATGTCCTGCGGCGCCGACGAGGAGACCGCCAAGAAGATCGTGCTGGCCATTCAGGCCGGCGAAGTCCCGCACATTCGGCTGGAGTTCTGAGCCATGGAGAACCCGTTCGATATGGGCTTCGTGCCCGGAGCAACCGAGTATGCGGCGCCAACACCGGCTGCATCGCCATTCCTCGCCGCCGGTGTCCACCGGCTGCCATCGGCTGAATATCACGCCGATCCAGCGCCGCTGCCGAGCCTGTCGTCGACCATCGCCAAGCTGATCACGGCTAAGTCGCCGCACCATGTCTGGCATGCTTGCCGCCGGCTGAACCCGAACTATGTGTCGGTGGAGCGCAAGACCTTCGACATTGGTACGGCAGCACACCGCGCGGTACTGGGCTGCGGCGACGATTATGTCGCAATCCCGGAGGAAATCCTTGCGGCGAACGGCGCTGCGACGACGACGGCAGCAAAGGCATTCGTCGCAGACGCTCGGGCCCGCAATCTTACCCCGCTCAAGCAATCCGAGGTTGAGCAAATTGAGGCCATGCAAGTGGCCGCCGTGCTGAAGTTGTCCGAATACGGCATCAAGCTGGATCCGGAGCGCTCGGAGCTGGCCGCGCTGGCGGAGATCGACGGCGTGTGGTGCCGCGCGATGTACGACAACGTGCCCGCGGATCCGACGCTGCCGATCTACGACTACAAGACCTGCGAGGATGCCAGTCCGCAAGCCTGCATGAAGTCGATCATCAACTACGGCTACGATGTGCAGGCCGCGCATTATCAGGCTGTATGGAAGGCGATCACCGGCGAAGACCGCAAGTTTGTCTTCATTTTCCAAGAGAAGCCGGCGCCGCATGAGGTGACGCTGATCACGCTGTCCGGATCCTTCCGCGATGTCGGCGAGGCCCGTGCTGCACGCGCTCGCCGGATCTGGGGCGAATGCCTCTCCACCAATTCCTGGCCGGGGTACCCGGTCGGCCTCCACGAGGTCGACGCCCCCGCCTGGCTTATCGAACGCGAATTTCAGGAGGACTTCCAATGAGCATCAGGTTCGTACCCGTCTCCGAGATCCACGACCCTCTGACGATCGCCCTCGGCATCTCAGGCGGAAGCGGCACCGGAAAGACGTTCACCGCCCTACGTGTCGCCCGTGGCATCGCCGAAGCCATGACCGGCAAGAAAGGCTCGCCGATTGGCTACGTAGACACCGAGAACAAGCGCGCCCTCCACTACAAGGCGACGTTCCCGGAGATGGCGCACTTCGATTTCACTGCGATCAACGCAGACGGCGAGCTGGTGGGCTTCGGCCCGGAGCGCTGGATTGAGGTGATCGACGCAGCCGAGGCGGCCGAACTGCCCGTGCTGATCATGGACAGCTTCAGCCATGCATGGGAAGGCGTCGGCGGCGTGCTGGACCTCCACGCACAGGTCCTGGACCGATTGGTGCAGGCCGCGCAGGTCCGTGCCAATGGCCGCTATGAAGTCGACCCGGCCAAGTTCAGCCAGCTTGCATGGGCGGAGGTAAAGCCCCGCTATCGCAGGCTGATCGACCGCATCGTGCGCGCCAAGACCAACATCATCATCTGCACCCGCGCCAAGCCGGTCATGCAGCAGGGCTTCGGCGACAAGGCCAAGAACGCGCGCACCACCAAGACGCGCCGGCAAGACGTGCCGTGGGACCCCGCCAGCGACGGTGACCTGATGTTCGAGATGACCGCAATGATCATCCTGGATCCGTCAGCGCCGGGCTGCCCGGTGCACCAGATCAAGGTGGCCGACCAGTTCAAGGGCCTGTTCGACCGCAACCGGCCGATGGGTGAGCATACCGGCCGTGCAATGGCGGAGTGGGCCGCAGGGCAGGGTGGGGCGAACAAGCAGAAGGAAACCATGGACGCCGCCCGCGAGCACGCTCGCGCCGGCACCGCAACCTTCACAGCTTGGTGGAACAGCGAAGAAGGCAAGGCCGCCCGTCCGGTGGTTCGCCCGATCATGGAAGAGATCCAGGCTCTGTGCGCGACCGCGGACCAGGTCGCCGAGATTTCTGATGATGTTCCGTTCGGTCGCACCGATGCCCAGCATGGCGACCAGCATCCCGGCGATGAGCCGACCAAGCAGATGGAGAACGCATGATGTTCGGACTGACCAACACCAAACTGCGCACGGCAGAAGACCAGCGCGACGTAGCACGGGCCACGGCAGAACGGCTGCACGGACAGTTGCAGGACGCGCGCCGCCAGGTCGAAAGCCTGCGCGCCACGCTGATGCAGGCCGACAAGCAGAACGCCGAGCTGCACGAAGCCGTCGCCAGGGAACAGCGGGCAAGCCGTGTGATCGGCGCCGCGCTGAAGGAGGTTCTGGCCGAGCGGGATGCGCTGAAGGCTGAAGCCGAGGCACGCCGGGCCAAGCAGCTGGCGAACCTGTCTGCGGCGAATGCGCGGCGGAAGGCTGCGGCTGAACTACGCAGGATGCCTGCAGTTCGGCTTGAGCCGGCCAACCCGCCGCCGGGCCACGATACCGGCATGCAGGCGGAGGCGGCTTGAGATGGGCGCCCAGGTCGCTCCGGGCGTAACCCGCATAGTTGGGCCGACGATCATGCTCGGCTCCGGAACCTACTTCGATTTCGAAGCTCCGGAAGCTTCACGCCTCACCATCGAGGACGTCGCCTATGGCCTCGCGTCGGCCAGTCGGTTTGCTGGCCAGTGCGTTAGCTCGATCACTTTCAAGCGCGTCCGTTACACGGTCGCCGAGCACTGCGTACGCATGTCCTTCGAGGTTGAAGACGACCCCGAAGCGGAACCCGGCGATGCGCTTGATGCGCTGATGCACGAGCTCGGAGAGCCGACGTGCGGCGACATGACCGGGCCGCTGAAATCGATGTGTCCGGATTTCAAGGCGATCGAAAAGCGGTGCGAGGCTGCGGCGCTGGTCCAGTTCGGCATCACGATGCGCGATCCAGCCCTGATCAAGCGGCACGATCTGCGCATGCTTGCGACCGAGAAGCGCGATCTGATGCCAGCCGCTGCTGCTCATAGCTGGTCCTGGGTTGCCGGTCATGAGCCGTACGACTGGGAGATTGTCTCTCCTTGGGAATTCGATGAGGCCGCCGAGCGCTTTATCGCCCGATACGAGCAACTGACCGGCTGACCAGTTGAAGGCCCCTGCACACCGCAGGCGCCGGGCCGGTGTCGCGACCCAGCAGGCACCGGCCCCACCACACGAAAGGATAGCAGCATGACCGCCAACATCATCCGCATCCGCAACGTCGAGCATGAGGCCCGTTGCGTCGAGGCGATCCGTGCGCGCCGGTTGCGCGAGACTTCGTTTCGCGTGGTCGAGGAGGCGAGGGCAGCATGAGCACCTTCACCCCCGGCGACATCATCACGCGTTCAAACCCGCTTTGGGACGGCGATCGTCCTAGCTGGTTGCGGGACAATGTGTTGGTCCGCCCAGCAGGCGCCAAGCTCAGTCAAGCATGGGCAAAAAACTGGATATGGCCGCTCACTAACGGCTTCTCTCTCGACGCCTCCGACATCGTATATCGGTGCCTCGCGTGGAACGAAGCGCATCCGGACTGGCCGACGCTGTTTCCGAACTATGGCACCGACAAAATCCCCGATGATTGGAACGAGGGTGCTGTGCTGCTTCGGAACGGAGATACTGTAAGCGGGGAATATGCGCGCAACCCTTTAAGCTGGCTGGCAGAATGCGGTGATTATGGCGTGATTGGCTATTCCCGCCGCTCTCCCACCAGCCATACCGAGACGGTGGAGGAGCTAAGCGAACAGTACCTCGACGCATTGCAACGCAAGGCAGATGGGGAGAAGCCGGAAGGGTTCAAACTTACCCCAATCGACGGCAGCGACTTCCACGCCTCCGGCTATGCCGAGAGCATCGAAGAAAGCCCGGAGGACTTCGCGCGGGCTGCTTGCAAGCGGGCGGGCATGGTCGCGGTGAAGGCGATGACGGAGAGCGAGCTAACCAATCTGTGCGCGGATTGGATCGGCAACGACGACGCGCCGGCAATGAGTTTCGCCGCATACCTAGCCAGCCGCCTCGGCATATTGCGCACCCCCATAGACCTCGCCTGTGAGGCGTACAGCCACATACCCCGCAAGGATGTCGAAGGTATCGCGGCTATCGTGAAGGGGGAGGGGGCGTGAAACCCCTTCACCTGCTCGACTTGTTCAGCGGCATCGGCGGTTTCTCGCTTGGTTTGGAGCGTTCCGGGGGGTTCGAGACGGTCGCATTCTGTGAGATAGAGGAGTTCCCCCGCCATGTACTCGCGCAGCACTGGCCCCACGTCCCCTGCTACCAAGACGTCAACAAGCTCACTGCCGAGCGGCTTGCAGCAGATGGAATTTCCGTGGACGCAATCTGTGGCGGTTTCCCCTGCCAAGACATCAGCCTCGTCGGCAGAATGTCCGGCATCGGAGGCGCCAAAAGCGGGCTTTGGAACGAGATGTTCCGCCTTATCTCCGATCTACGGCCACGGGTTGTCATCATTGAAAACAGTCCGGTCCTTCGCTCTCGCGGACTGGAGCAAATGCTCGGCCAGTTCTGCGAGATCGGGTATGATGCGGAGTGGCACTGTATTCCTGCTAACTCCCTTGACGCGCCTCACAGGCGGGATCGCGTCTGGGTTATTGCCTACCCCACTGGCGAGCGAGACGGGCTTCCGGCGATCGAAATTTGCACAGGGTGGGACCAGCTTGTCTACCGTGATTGGTGGAGCGCCGAACCCGCCGTTTGTCGAGTGGATGATGGGGTTCCCGATAGGGTGGACCGCCTCGCGGCCCTCGGCAACGCCGTCGTCCCAGCAATCCCAGAACTGATTGGCAACGCTTTACGCGCCACCCTCTCCACCCAGGAGCAAAGCAAATGAGCACTCCCGAAAAGCTGGAAAGCGCAATCTCCGAATACATGACTGCGGCAGGGGTCCCGGTAACTGAGTTTGACCCCAAGTTCGTAACCCGCATGGTTTCGGCGATGATGGTAAGCTTCCACAAATACGGTCGGGTCGCCCAGGCCTATCCGCTCAAGTTCAACGCCGCCGACGACGTGCGGGCGCGCATGTCGAAGTACCGGGCCAGCGGCAATAAGCATTTCCTTGTCGATGCGGCCAACTTCGCGATGATCGAAGCCATGCACCCGGCGCCGGAGCGTAATGCAGTGTGGGGGACGAACGACGCTTCAGATTCACCTGGTCGCACTACCGCCAGCGGGCACCGCCTTGTTCAAGAAGACAACGACGGCAATCGCATCATGGGCGAGACGATCTTGCACCACCCGTCCGAACTGGGAGAGCAAACCCATGGTTGATGTGACACAGGCCGATCGTGAGGCACGGCGGCATATCGAGACGCTGGAATGGCTCGCGACGCAGTATCTCCCTGGCGGCCCGCGCGACGTGAAAGCAGCGATCCGCTTTGCCACCGATGCCGCCCGCCACCGCACAGAAGCGGTAAAGCCGCTGGTGGAGGCGCACCGGGACGTGTTGGCCGAGAGGGAGCGTCAGGTGTCGGCAGAAGGCTGGACGCTCGATGGCGACGACGCTTGTACGGATGGCCGTCTAGCAAAGGCCGCCTCCTGCTACGCACTGGCCGGTATGGGCGGCAACGGCCCCTTCTGGATTACCGCTCTCCAGGTTCCGCAACAGGTCTGGCCGTATCGGTGGGAATGGAAGCCCAAGGATCGACGGACCAACCTTGTCCGAGCCGCCGCCCTTATCCTGGCTGAGATCGAGCGCCTAGATCGCGCAGCCCTCCGCGAGGTGCAGCCATGACCGACCAGTGGCAGCGCAATGAGGCCGGAGTGAAGGATGGTGCCGCTTGCTACAGAACGATTGGCGGGGTGCGATGGTCATGGTGGGCCGAAGACGCGTCTGTTTTCAAGGGCGCCGGCGTGCGACACCGGCGGGCACCGGACGGCCAAGGCGCGTTCGTTCACCCAGATGATGACGCTGCTGCCCAGGCTGCGATAGCCTCGGCCCTTCGGAGTGCGCAGCCATGACCGACCATATGGGAGAGCGGGCGCGGGAGATCCTGTCCGAGCGATCTGCCGCAGCTTATCAGTTTGACTGGGATATCCAGGTCATTTCGCTTGTAGCGGCTGAGAAGGCCATCATCTCCGCCCGTGAAGAAGCACTACGGGAGGCGGCGGAGAGGCTGCTTGCGCTGGGCGTGAATAAGCGCGGCTCGGCATTCACCGCTTTGCACGAAGGACGACTCGCGATCCTCTCCCTTATCCCCGGAGACCCCTCATGACACCACTCGAAAAAGAGCAGGCCGTCGAACGCGCTTCGATTGCCATCGCGGACAGTCGTGGCATTGCCCAAGAGGCGCGCACCTATGGCATGATGGCCGTGTTCCGCGCCGATGCTGATGCCGTCCTGTCGTCCCTCCCCACACCAACACGGGAGGAGGTGGCGAGGATCGTTGCCCCACACCCGTTTCGCCAGTGGCAGGGCTTCTACGAATATTGCCTGCGCCAGGGTGATGATGAGCAAGAGGCGCGCAAAACGGCTGATTGGGCGCACGGCAAGGACAAAGAGGAGGCCCTAGGCAAAGCCGACGCCATCCTCCAGCTTATCGGAAAGGGTGGGTAATGGGGGCGAGCGAGGTCTACAGCGTCGCAACGCTGGCGAGCCATTGGGGCTGCCACCCGGACACGGTGTACGCCCTAATCCGAGGCGGCGAATTGCGGGCGTTTAAGGTAGGAGGCAAGTTGCTCCGCATCCGTGGGGATGAAGTGGAGCGATTCGAGTGCCAGACTACAGCCTGCAACGATACCGGGGAATGCTCGCAATCGTCTGGTACGAGGAGGGACGACGCCACCGACATTCGCTTGGAACGACTGATCGAGCGTCAGCCGAGGCCGCAGCTCGTGCATTCTGGCAAAAGCGGACAACCGGCGGAGCCGCGCACACAGTAGGCGAGGCAGTGCGGGCGTACCTATCGGCTAAGACCGAGATGGCGTCGCACTTCCGCGCCGAGACCGCATGGAAGGCCGCAAAGGACTATTGGGATAGCCTGCCGATCGCACGCGTGGACGTGAAGGCGGCAGAGGGCTACCGGGAGCGCCGGAAGCACTGCAAGGCGATCACCGTCCGCAATGAGCTTGCCGTGATCCGTGCAGCGCTCAATTGGGCCGAGAAGCAGAAGCTGATCGAGCGGGCCCCGTTCATCCAGATGCCCAAGATTCCGCCGTACCAGGTCGGGCACCTCACCAAAGAGCAATTCCGCCGGCTGCTGGAGCATTCCGAGGCTGTGCATATCCGGCTGTTCATGCAACTTGCCGTGGGCACCGGAGCGCGAACCAACGCAATCCTGGACCTGACATGGGACCGGGTGGACTTCGAGCGCGGGTTTATCGTGCTGAACCCCTACGAGCGCATCCAGACCAGCAAGTATCGCGCCACCGTGCCGATGAACGACCAGCTCCGCGCGGCGCTTAAGGACGCCAAAGCTGGGGCGCTGTCCGAGTATGTGATCGAGCATGGCATGAGCAAGGTCGGGTCGGTCAAGAAGGGTTTCGCCGCGGCGGCCAAGCGGGCGGGGATCAGCGTCACGCCACATATGCTTCGGCATAGCGCCGCTGTGTGGATGGCAGAGGCTTGCATCCCCATGACGCAGATTGCGCGATTCCTTGGACACTCTGACAGCCGCATCACCGAGAGAACGTATGCGAAATTTAGCCCGGATTTCCTTTCTGGGGCTGCGGCTGCGCTGACGTGGTGA